TGATTTACAAGGACTTGCGACTTTCAATAAAGTCCAACTACCATCTTTGTTGTCTTGCCAATCAATCGTATCACCAATTTTCCATCCCATCTTCTTTAAAAGAGAATCTGGTAATTCGATATATTGGTATCCATCTTGCTCTTTGACTTCTAAAATATGAGGTTTTTTCTTCATTTTAAATCTGTAATAGGTTCTAGGTTGTCAAATAAACTTAATTTCCTTGCTCTTTCTTGAGGAGTATCATTCATTACTGATACTTCTTCTAAACCATATTTTCTTATTGCGTCATTGACTACTTGACCAGCATAATCTTCGTTTTCATAATAACCTAAAAACTTACCTTTTCCATTCAGCGTAATCCTTGTTTCCCATTTTTTTCTTTTAATAGACCAAAATACTCCTTTATGTCTTGATGTTAAACCACTTCTTTTATCTGTATTTCTACCATTCTCACTCTTAGTTAATTCTCTTAAATTTTCTATATTATTATTTTGAGAATTTCTGTCTTTATGATCTACTAGAGGTGGTAAATATCCGTGATGGTAATAGAAAAATAAACGATGGACTTTCAATTTTGTTCCGTTAAAATTTATTACATAATATATACTATCGTTTTTCTTACTACCACTTGAAAAAAATTTGCATTTTTCTCCAGAAGAAACTTTAAATATCTCTTGTTTTTCTAAATCTATAAATAAATCTTTATTCATTTCTTCGACTGAAGCCCACAGATTTTTTATGAGACAATCAATTTTATTTTTATTATTTTTCTTCATCTTGGTGTTAAAATCCTTATTAATTTTCTAATACCTTTCCATCGTAGCCAATCTAATAATCGTATAATACGACCTATTAGAGCATCAAGTTTCCATTCAATAAGATTCATAGTCTTAACATAATATTTAAAGTAAAAACTATAAACTGGACATTTCATTTTTCTTTCGTGATCGTCTAATTGTTTTTTAAATTGTTCGTCTAATTCTATTCTTGTTCCAGATGAATTTTTTTCTATGGGCTTAATTAAGGATATTTCTGTTAATAAACCTTTAACTACAACACATTTCCAATCTGGAAACCAATCATAGCTTTCTTTATCTTGACCAAGAACATAAGTTCCAAAAGTAAATGTTCCAGTATAATCATCCCTAAAGATTTCTTCTCTACTATCTTCTACCAATTTATTCTTATTAAAAAATTCACCAAATCTACTACCATCTTTTACATAATCTGGATTATCTTCCCAATGGCTAGTTATTTTTAATTCAAACAACCTATAATCACGGATAATATAAGTAGCCATTACATTATCTTCTAATTCTTTTGTTTGAAATTCTTCTTTCTTGAAGTCAATATTAAGAGCTTTTAACTCATCATTAATAGGTAAATCTTGCTCAACCTTGATATAATTAAACATTCCCATATAATTTATATTACAAATAATCTCTTTTCTTGTCAATATTATTAAACTTGAGGCATCCTTGATGTTCGTTAGTTAATAATCCATTTCTATGACTTTCTGGATTACTACAAATTCCCCAATCCTCACCTAAACTTCCACGAAGGGGAATAAAATATCCACATCCACAAGAACAATCTGGATAATCCATATTTTCCTTTTCCCATTTTTTTAATTCTCCAAAAGGTTCGTAATCTTCTGGCTTTTTAATTACTAGATTTAATAGTCTATCGTGTTCTTCCATAAAAATTAGTTAAAATTAAACAAACTCCAATTAATGTTGCAGTTTGTATGTTTCCTTTGCATACATTATATACCATACCGATTGATAATGCAAGTTTAATTATGTTCATATAGTCTCCAATTTAGATATTTCTAGATTATAACAATCTGCTTTAAATCTCCAACCAAAAGTAGATTTTTCATCGACCTTGCCTTTTTCACAAAATCGTGCTTCATTGAAATAATCTGCTTTCTTTTTCTTGCCAAGAATCCACGCTTTAGAAAAATCCTCTAATACTCTTACAAAAAGATAATAGTCACAATTTTGTTTTGTATTAAAATCTGAAACGCTACAATCGTATTCTCGCCTTGGCCTTGAAGTGCAACGCTTTGTTTTCACTTCGTAAGTAGTATGATCTTTCTTAACATCAAAATTGTAATTGTCTGGTTCTTCTGCATTTAAATATTCTGCAACAATTAATTGCCCAATATAACCAGCAATATTTCCCGCACCTTCTGTAATAGAATTATTTAATTTGCCAAGTTTTGTTGCTCTTAACTTTGCTTCTGTTAAGATTTTATTTGATACTTGTAATTCTATCATAAGTATTACCAATGATGAATTGCATTTATGATAAGCACAATATTGGCTATCACGCCTAAAACAACTACAAATAATTCATATAATTTATGTGTCATAGTTTAGCGAATGATTGTTCTTTCATCTTTAATTCAAAGTCTACATCTATGTTATCATAACCATAAGTATTTGGCAAGAACTTTGCGTAGTCGGCGTGTTTTCTAGGATTCTTATGACCATCAATGCTTTCTGAATAATGAAATAGTGGAGTATGATTACCCCAAGTAATTCGGGCGAGATGAAATGCTTCTTCTTCTGTTAAATTATCTGGATGACATTTGTGATGAAGATAATCGAAAGTAATAGGAATATTAGAAACAGAATGAAAATGCTTGATAAGTTTCTTAACTGACCAGCAAGTGTCCTTATCGTCATTCTCAATAACTAATCTAGATTTAACATCATCTGATAGTCTTTGAAAGTTGCTCATAAACTTTTTTATTATATTATTTAAATCGCCTTTAGAATTATGTATGTGCATATTCATAGGAGAATCATAGTTAAGAGGACAACCAATTTGCGTCATAAACCAACCATAATGATTTAATTCTTTGATTGTTTTAGTTACTGCATTATCGTTATCACTTGCAAGAACATTAAATTCAGAGGGATGGCAAGATACTCTAACATTTCTAGATTGTATTAGTTTCTTGATACTATCAAATGATGCTAGTATTCTGGTATAATCTGGTAAGTTTTCCAGCTTAACATCTGCTTTATCATAAGTGATAAGAGGAAATAGATCAGAAGAAATTCTATAAGTATGATTATGGTCTGCACAATACTTGATATAGTGATATGTAGTAAGCATATTGTTTAATATTCTAGAGGAAAGGGTAGAAAGAGCTTCCTTTCTATCCATAGATGAGAAACGAGCATAAGTCATAGTATTGAACTTGATAGGATTATCTTGTTCAGTTAGACTTAATACAATACAACAAACTCCTTTTCTCATAGTAAGAGTATATTACTCTTTGTTAAATCTGTCAATACTCTATATATTATTTGTAAATATATGTAGCTGAACCATCTTTGTTTTTTAATTCTTTTTTAATCAACGACTTATCTTTTTCGTCTGACCAGTTTATACTATCATAGTTTTCCTTAAACCTATTAGAGAAACAATTTCTTGGTTTATCACCTTTTCCAGCACCATTATTTGCACTTTTTTCGTTCATATATTTGGCTTTTTTTCGTTAGCAAATATGACTATATTTGGCTTGATCTCGTTAGCAAATCAATAGAAATTATAATTTCTAGAATTTTGCTCCTCCCATAATCTGTCTGCTTCTTTTTTTGTTAAATTATATATTCTTATTTCTTCTGAAGTTGCTTCTCTTTCTACTCTATTCAAATATTTCTTTGAAAGAGTGTGAGTTTTTAACTGATGATATTTAAAATGATAAAGTCCGTCATCTTTAGTATTCACTAATTTTGTATATTCAACATACCTAAATGGCATATCTTCGCCTTGGATTTTGTAAAGTGTTCCTCTTTTCAGTTCTATATTTGGCGAATTTTCGTTAGCAAATACATTCTTATTTGGTGAAATCTCGTTCACAAATTCACTTAATTGTTTGATTTTATCTTTTGAAATAATCACTTCATCATCGTAAGGAACATCTTTAATAATTATTTGCCAGATCCATCTTAGCTTTTCACGCCAAGTTTTAGTTCTTGGTTTAAATCCTCTTTGATAAAGAGAGATGTATAGTAGTCCATCTTCATCATAATTGAATTTAATACCTTCTGAATAACAATCACATTCAAGAAAAAGTTCTTTGCTCATAAGACCATTATATTCAACATATAAACTATGTCAAGTTTATATATTTGGGATTTTTTCGTTAGTAAATATTACTTTGTAAAATCACCAAGATCACGATCAAAAGAAAACTTGCCAGTCTTTTCTACAAGACCTTCGTAAGTTTCTTCTGTGCATCCAGCCATTTCAGTAAATGGTGCGACTACTGCGAAAATTCCAAAAGCACCAATTGTAGCTGCGGTTGAAATTGGACGAACAATTACGAGATCTCCAGCGGATAAGAAACCATCTGCTACTGGAGTATTTTCATTTGATGCTCCAACATCAGCAAGACTAACTGAGGCAAATGTCATAGACAATAATAGAGCTTTAATTTTATTCATAATATATATTATAGTGTTTATTTTAAGAATGTCTAATAAATTTCGGGGCGAGTAGGATTCGAACCTACGAATGAATTTCTCCATCGGCAGTTTAGTAAACTGCTGTTTTCAACCACTCAACCATCGCCCCATTTAATATTAAAATAAAATTCTAAATCATTGTCTATTGGAGCTAATTTATCTTCATTATATATTTTAGCGAAAATTTTTTGTTCTTTCAAGTATTTAATGTTTAAAATGTTAATTTTAATATTGTCTATTTCTATTTCTGTAATTATATCTTCTTTGCTTTCTAATGCTTTATTTCTTTCGTTTTGTGTTACAGGAATATATTTAGAGTATTTTGCAATAATATCATTTCTTTCATCAAGAAATCTTTGGGTATATATTTGTTTTAACATATTTTTTTTATCATACGGATCTTCAATAAAAACTAAATGTCCCATATGCTCTTGGTTTTTAACTAATTGAAACATTTTTTGACTTCTAGATATTGGTATGAAGCATTTTTTAACAATGTATTTTTTAGAAAAAAAGTTTATCCAGAAGTCTATATCTTTATCGTCCATGTAGAAATCAATATCTTTATAACATCTATAGAATTTTTTAAAATATAAAGCTATAGCTAAAGACCCTCGAAGAATGTAAAATTTTTTAGTATTAATTACATCACTTAATATCGAAGCTAATTCTTTATTCTTTTCGCAATAGAATTCTTTATCGGTAAACAAGTTCATTTAATTTTTGCTTGGCTATTTTATTATAATCATTCCATATCCCATTTCTATCGTGATGTATGATTTGATTTTTTTTATCTTGAATTTCTCCAACCATTTCCCAATTTTGTCTTAACATTTTTTGCGTAGTTAATTTTCCATCACATAGTTTATAAAACTTTTTATCTAATATAAGTTCCCAAGCTTTATTTAAATCAAATAAGTGATAAGATGGCAAAGGGAAAAATCCATCTTTGTCAAAACCGAAAAGATTGCAAGATAAATCATAATAATAAGATGTAGGACAATAGTGAAAATATAAACCATTTATCCGTCTTTTAGGTTCTTCTGAATCATCCAAACGAATAGTTTCATTTTGATTTAAAATGGTAGCGTCTGAATCTGAAAGAGCGAATGGATAATGAAATGAATAATCTATATCTTGAAATTTTTCTCCTCTAATTAAAAAATCTCTTACAAATCCTCCTAAAAAGAAACCTTTAACAATTAAAAGTCTTGATATTACTGGATGCATATTATATTATATATCTGAATCTTTTTCTTTTCTAGATTTAGGTATAAAATTAACTAAGGCATCTTTGCCATATACTTGAAAAGTTGAAAGTTTATAATCTTTTTTATCTAGCATATTTTTTAATTCATTTACGTATTTGCTATTTATATAGACAACAATTGTTTCATTGTCGTGAGTATCAATTCCATATTCATCGGCAAATTCAGAACAAATAGCTAATGCTTGATTTTGATTACTCACTAATAGTTTACACTATTAAATGTCTGATTTGTTTCCAGAAAATACTATTTCACAATATTCTGTATCGTTTATATAATTTTTTATCATATTTTTCATTTGTATAAAATCATTTGTATTATATAAATTCTGATTTAAGAAAAGTTTATATTTGTTAAGTTTCTGTAAGATGTCGCATTTATTAATAATGAGTTTTGTTACGCCAGAAATTTTAACTGCTTCTTTTAATTTATTTAGATTCAACCAATTTACTAATCTTTTTCTACCAGTAGTTGAACCATACTCTTGACCAAGATCAATAATTTGATTAAGCTCATCGTCTTGCCATAAAGATTCTGGAAACAATGGATCGACTCCACTTTTTGTATCGTAAATTTTTGCAACGCCAATTATTTCTCTGATCTTCTTTGGACTAAAGCCAAGAGAGCAAGCATTGTAAGGTAATGTTTCGCTACTTGTAACGTAAGGATAATCACCATAATTAATATCAAGCCAAAAACTCTGTGCCCCTTCGCAAAGAATTTCTCCTTCAAGATTTCCATCCCAAAGATATTTTTTATCAATATAATCTCCCGCTAATTTTCCTACTCGTAACATTTTGTCTGAATAAGCTGGTGCAATTCCTTGACCAGTTGTGCCGAGTTTAGGTTTTAAGAATTTAAGATCATACTGAATATGTCTTTCAGTAATAATATGAGCTTTTGGACTAACCTTAATTAAAGAAGTATCAAATCCTTCTTTTTGTAAATACTCTATTTCATCAAAAAATTTATCAACATTGATAACGCAATTTGGACCAATGACGCTAAGTTTATTTTGAAAAACTCCACAAGGAATAATATGAGTTTTATATTTTTTATCATTGAGATAAACTGTGTGACCTGCATTGGGGCCACCATTCCAACGACAAACAATGTCATAGTTTTTGCTAATTGCATTACTTATTTTACCTTTGCCTTCATCGCCCCAAGCTAAACCAAAAATAATATCAACTGCTTTTATCATTATCTTTCGTTCTCAAATCATTGACATAATTCTCTAGATTTTCTTTAGCCTTTGTGCAATAATCTTGTCCAGATGCGCCACAGCACTTTTTAAATTTAACATTATTAAGTGGACAATAAGAGTTTCTTGATATTTTAGGTAATACTCTTACTACTGGAGAAAATGGAGTTGCTCTGGCATACGAATTATTTGGTAATACAATTCTCTTATCTTCTGTATTTGATGTATTTTGTGTATTTTCTTCCATATATTGATTATAATATATTATTGGTAAAAGTAAAGAAAAAAGATTGTGTAATTATATTATGTTTAAGTATATATTAGGATTTTCAGCATTTGCGCTAGCTTCTTGTGCAGCTTTTTTCTCTGTTAAGGGAATAGCTCTACTATTTGCAGCGAGTTTTTGGAGCGTAGCTGTTATGGCTGGAACAATGGAATTAGCTAAACTTATTAGTGCGAGTTATCTATACCGCTATTGGAATGATACAAATAAAATTCTTAAAAAATATATGCTTGGTGCAACTTTACTTTTAATGGGCATAACAAGTCTTGGTATATTTGGGTTTCTTTCGGACGCATTTCAAAGAAACTTTTCGCAATATAGTTTAAATCAAAATAAAATACAGGGTTTAAAATCTCAACAAGTTTTTTATATTTCCCAAATAGATTTCAATAAAAGTAAATTAAAAGACCTAATTGAACTTCAAAAGACTTACCAAGCATCATTAGATAGTGCAGTTAAGCAAGATGTTACTATCACTAAAACAACAGAAGGAGGAATATTCAGTAGTGGCAAAACTGAAAAAGTAACTGATTCTAAACTCATACAAAGCAGAGAGAAGATTGTTACTGGTTCTCAACAAAATATCAATTCATTATTTGAACAAATATCATTCGTAAATAAAGAGTTAGATGATTTAACTAAAAAGAATACAGAAAATAATCAAACTATCCTAGAACTTGAAAGTGATAATACTAAAGGGGAAATAGGAACATTTAAATTTGTAGCAGATGCTTTTGGATTAAAAATAGAAACAGCAGTAAGAATATTTATTGTATTAATTGTTATTGTTTTTGATCCACTAGCAGTATGTTTGGTTATCGCTTACAATTCACTTGTAAAGAATAACAAAACAGAAAGCAATTCTGAACCAATCATAGTTGAAAAGATTGTAGAAAAAATCATAGAGAAACCAGTTGAGATTGTAAAAACTGTTTTTAAAAACTTTAAAAGAGGAACTAAAAGAGTACATAATCCTAGATTAGCCGATCCAAATTTACCAGAAAATAATTAATTATTTCTTCTTGATGTAGTAGTCATTTTTATTTTTAGAAATTTTTGAGATATAATTTTTAGCTTTTTCGTGGCCATCTTTACTTAGTGGAAATACTCCATATAAGAAATTATCATTCTTTGAGTAAATGCCATAATATTTGTTTTTATTTTTCATTAAAATAATCTTGTATCAATCCTCTTAAAAGTCTTAAGTGATGAACTTGCCAAGTTTCACCGTCCATTTTTTTACCATTATCAATTAAATCTTGAAATAAAGCTGCTTCAATAATTTGATTAAGTAAATGAATGATTTGCTGCTGTTTATCTTCTGTCATAATATATTATACTCAAATACTGATCTTTTTTAAAGAAACTTTATGAAAATCAAATATTTCGTGAGCTAAATTATCTCTTTCATATTCTTCAATATACAAAACTTTTTTAATCCCATGAGAGATAACGTTAATTGCACAGCTTGGGCAAGGTAATAATGTGCAAGCCATAATATAAGGTTGTTCATATCTAGATATACAAGCTAATGCATTTGTTTCTGCATGAATAACGTATTTTCTTCTTTCATCTCTATTTTCCCAAAAATCTTGAGATACCTCTTGCTTTGGAAGTAATCCATTATATCCAATACTCAATAATCTACCTTCGTTATTTAATATAGAGCAACCAACTTTTTTATGTGGATCTTCTGATCTTAAAGAAGCATCTAGCGCAAATTTAACTGCCATATGTTCAAATGAAATTCTCATATATAATTTAATTTTATTTCTTTTTTCTTTATTGTAACAAAAGAAGATTTTGATTCACAAAAACTTCCAAGATTTATATAATTTTCATCTTGATTAGGCATATGAGTGTGACCGCAAATGACTTTATCATAACCATTAAGTTCAATATATTTCAAAGCATTCTTTTTAACATCTCCACTTTTTTCTACAAAATCATTAGTTCTGGCTTTAAAGAATCTAAAAAAGTTATCTGCATATGGTGTGAATTTTCTAACAAGATAATATAATTTAATTATAAAATTAGTAATTGCTTTATATTTTGTGAAATAAATGTCGAAAATATCTCCATGAACAACTAAAATCTTTTGATCATTATATTCTATAATATGCTCATTTGCACAATAGAATCCAAGAAGTATGCTCATAAACTCTGCTTTTAAAAAACAATGATTGCCAATTAAGTAAATTACCTTGTGTTTCTTTGAAAGCTTTCTTAATTTAGAAAGAACTTTCCAATGACTGCCTTTTAATCTGTGCAAATTATGATGATCAAAAAGATCACCAGCAATTATAATTGTTTTTGCTTTATACTTTTTAAAAACTTTAAGTAAATCTTCTGATTTGCAATCTTTATCTCCAAGATGGATATCAGATATTATCAAATAATCATACATATCATTTCGTCAAATAATCCATTTTTCTTTGTAATCTAAAATTCTCTTGTTCTTTTGCACCGATCACAGCTTGAATTCTAGACCTTTGAATAGATTCGTTTGGTTTCATAACTGTTAAAGAGCTTTTTTGATTTTCCAGCATTTTGACCATTTGAAAATTGGAATTATATTGAGTTTTTAAAATATGATAATCCATGCCTCTCTCTAAACACGACTGAGGTTTGCATGCTTGTGCTTTTGCTGAGGAGTTACTCCAAGCAAAAATAAAAATTATAATAATATATTTAATAATATCGTAGAATTTAATTTCTTTATTTTCCATGAGCTACTCCTTCATACATCGCATTAGATGTTACTTGAACGGCTTTGATTGTATCAAGCCATAATCCTCCTCGCATATCTTGTAAAGATCTAAACCCTAGATAACTCATAGCGCTTCTAAGTCCATTAATAAAATCATATACAACATCCTCTATTGTAACACTTTGATTGATTGGAATCAAGGTATTATCACCTTCAACAAAAAGATTTTTCTTTGTTCCATCGTGAAGTTCATAATCCTCTACTACATCCTTACTTGCCATTCCTCTGTATTTAGCGAATAGCTTTCCATCTTTTTCAATAATATTTTCATCATCTACAACATCAAGTAGTCCAGCGAATATTCTTCCACAAATTACAGCATCGCAACCACTAGCAATAGCTTTAACAAGATCTTTAGGATAACGAATACCTCCATCTGCAAGAATACTTGGGCGATTTTCTGGATTTGGTTTATCTTGTTTAAATAAATCTACTTGAGATAACTCCCAGTTTCTTACTGCTTTCCATGCATAAAAATTACCAGTTAAACTTGGACACCAAATACCAGTTTTAACTTGAGTAAGACACATTGACCCCGGCCCAATAAGATGCCTAAAACCATCTGCTTTAAGGTTTGCTAATCTATAAACGCTTTCTTTTGTTAAGGTATTTCCAACAATTACATCTTGTGAAAATCCAGATGTTTTATACCATCTAAGAAAATCTTCCACATTCTTAGCTAAACCATTTGCTGTATCTAAAAAGTAAATATCTGTATAAGTGCTAGTCGCACGAATTCTTTCCTCGGCATCCCTTAATCCAATTGCTGTTATGCAAAGATTGCTTTCATCTTTAATGAATTTAGCTTTGCTTCTTTGATCTTCTACCGACATGAAACGATGAAGAACTCCAGCGCCCCCAAGTTTATTTAACTTAATACATGATTTTACAGATGATACTGTATCCATCGGAGATAATATAATTGGAAGTTTGATTTGGAAATGTCTTGAAATTTTAGTGGTTGTATCTACTTCTTTTCTTGAATTGATATCAGAGAAATTGGGTAGCAAAGATATATCATCGTAACTTAAAGCGGTTTTAAACATAACCTAATATTAAATGACTTATATATACTTGTCAATTAAAATTGTTTTAGAATTTCTTGAGTATTATCTTTATAGAAAATAAGTATATCTGAAGTGGTTAATATTTTAATTTCTTGAGCAGAATCTGCATTTAAATTCAATATCTTGTAATTAAATATGTCTATTAGTGTTTGGACTCTTTTATTTCTACTGCAACCGCAACCACCTAAACTACCATTATAATAATCTATTATTGAAATTAAATCTGATAATTTGGAATTAGCTATATTTTTACTTAAAAAATCAACAAAATCTTTAATTGTCTTAAATTCAGTTGTTTTCATATTTAGATAAAACTATACTCAATATCATATATTCCATAATAGATATTACATATAATAACCCAATATAGTATAATGGAAATTCAAAAAATAATACTAGAGATAAATTAAACCAAAAATTCAAACATAATGGGCAACTTATAAGTTTAAAAAAGAAAGTATTCTTGAAACCAAGAAATTCAGAGAAATTAAGTTGAGTTATCTTAATAAACGCTTCGTACTCTTGAATTAATTTTGATTTATTTAATTTAAATAATTTAACATATTCATATAAGAAATTAGTCTTAAACCATACAAATAGTGCAAAAGCTGATAATGAGCCTGCTAATATTAAATCCATAATAATATTATATAATATAATAAAAACCTTGACAAGTATATTTATGTATGGTAATGTGGGAGTTATGATTATAGGCATAACGGGTGTAGCCAGATGTGGTAAAGACACATTCTACTCTATTTTGAAAAAATACCTAGAAGAAAGACAAATTAAGTCTCAAAGATTAGCTTTTGCTGATGACTTGAAAAAAGAGCTTAATGAGTTCACTAAAGAAAAATTTAAAATTGACTTATTTAAATGTGAAGGTCAAGAAAAAGAGTTAGTAAGACCTTTAATGGTAGCTTATGGAAAATGCAGAAGAGTTCAAACTGAAGGAAAGTATTGGACCTCTTTATTAGATGATAAAGTAAAAGAACTTAAAGAAGAAAACATTGTTCCAATTATAACTGATGTGAGATATATAGAATATAAAGAAGATGAATATTCATGGATTAAATCTCATAATGGCATTTTGATTCACTTGTCTAGAAAGCTTGATGATGGTAGCTTAGTACCTCCAGCTAATATAGAAGAAAAATCTAACGACAATAAATTAAAAGCTGTCGCTGATTTTGCTATATGTTGGGAAACTTGTCAAGATACAAACTTCTTATACGAGTTGATTCAAAAGAATTTAAGGAATATATATGACAGACTTACAGCTAGTTCAAAAGATCAAGAAAAATAATTGCGAACAAAGTTTGCTAGAACTTTATTCAAGACATCAAGGTATCTGCAATAAAATGCTTCAAAAATACTGTAAGGTCTGTTATGATATTGGAGTATCTTTAGAAGATCTCAATTCTGAAAAAATTTATGTAGTATATAGGTCTGCTTTAAGTTTTAAAAGTAATAAAAAGATTAAATTCTCTACTTGGTTAGGCAATCAAATGAGATATCATTGTTTAAATACATTTAATAAACAGAGCAAAGATGTATCTATGGAAAATGAAAATATCAAATATATTACTGAAAACAATCAATCCAAACAAATTGATAATGCATTACTTAATAAAGAAAAAGTAGATTTAATTTTCAATATTCTTGATCAAATGTCAGATTCTAGAGTTAAAGAGATATTTAATTTAAGATATTTCTCTGATAGGAAAATTCAACCTTGGAATAAGATAGGTAAGAAAATGCATATAAGCACCCAAACAGTCATTAATATTCATAATAAAGCGTTATCCTTTCTTAATAAAAAAATATCTAGTGATATTTCGTCTGACAAAATATAATAAATAATCTATAATATTTCTATGAGTACAAATACAAACACAAATAAAAACCAAAATGAACTTGGCGCACTTTGGAAAAAGAAAAGTAAAACAGGAATGTCTTTTCTATCTGGTTATATAAATGATCACGATGGACAAAGAATTGATGTTGTAGTTTTCGCTAATAGCAAGAAGACCAATGAAAAGGCTCCAGATTATAGACTCTATGTTTCTAAACCTCTAGAATCTAAAACTTCAGCCCCAACTCAAGCTAAAGCTCCAGTTAAGCCAGTTCAAAAGAGTAAACCAGTAATAGAAGAGGTCGAAGACGATATTCTATGAGTTTCACTCTAAACTTGCCTGTAAACTCTGTTAGTTTTGGACAAGTTTCAACTCTTCTTTTAAGAGAGTTGTATAAAAAAAATTTAAACGATTTTATCCTTTATCCGATTGGCGATAGATATGACCTATCTACTCAAGAATCGGATGAAGGTTTTTTCAATTTCATTCAAGCTCGTACAGCGGATTTTATTTCTAAGATAAAAAGAACTGACCCAGCATTTAAACTTTGGCATCTAAATGGATCATTGGACGCACCATCAAATAAAAGATATCTTCTTTCATTTTATGAATTAGATAATCCTACTAAAGAAGAAATAAATATTGTTAAGAATCAAGACAAGGTTTTGTTTTCTTCTAATTATACTGTTGACACATTCAAAATGTTTGGATGTTCTAATGTAGAATTCTTACCATTAGCTTTTGATAAATATAATTTTAAAAGATTAGAAAAGAAATATTTCTCTGATGATCGTATAGTTTTTAACCTTGTAGGTAAGCTAGAGAAAAGGAAAAATCATAAGAAAGTAATTCAAGCTTGGGTTAAGAAATTTGGTAATGATTCCAGATATCATTTGCAATGTTCTATTTATAATCCATTCTTAAAAGAAGAAGATAATAAGGCTTTACTAAATTCCATTTTAGAGGGTAAACAATATTTTAATATTTCATTTATTGGACATATGCCTAAAAATGCTATGTATAATGATTATCTCAATAGTGCAGATATTATTATTGGAATGAGTGGTGGAGAAGGTTGGGGATTACCAGAATTTCATTCTGTTGCTATCGGTAAACATGCAATTATTTTAAATGCTCATTCATATAAAGATTGGGCTAATAAAGATAATTCAATTCTTGTTGAACCTTCTTCGAAGATTGAAGCAGTAGACAATATGTTTTTTCATAAAGGCCAACCATTTAATCAAGGTAATATTTTTATATTTGATGATGAAGAATTTATTGCTGGATGTGAAAAAGCAATCGAAAGAGTTAAATCAAATAAACTAAATTCTGAAGGATTAAAATTACAAGATAAATTTACCTCTGAAAAATTTGCAAATGATGTTCTAAATATCATCAATAGCTAATATGCCAATCTATTTATATCAAAATCCTAAAACTGGTAAAGTAAAAGAAATTATACAAAGTGTGCATGATATTCATGAATATTCTGAAGATGGAATTAAATGGGACAGAGTTTTTACTGCTCCAGAAGTTAATACTCATGATAAACTACATGCTGAATCTACTGCAAGACAATTCTCTGAATTAACTGGCAAACAAAAAGGTACGATGGGTGATCTTTGGGATAGAAGTCAAGAGCTTTCTGATAAAAGAAAAAAACTTTATGGTGGTGAAGATCCAGTGAAAAAGAAATATTATAAAGATTGGTCTAAAAAACGAAAAGGTAAAGTACACCCAAAAGCTCGTTCTGAATAAATTGTTAGTAAGTTTCTGGTTTTTTCTTTCCAGAAGAACAAAATCAATGTAATATAAGATTCACACTAGTTACATTGAAGTATGAATATAAAAATTAAAAAAAGAAATGGATCATCTGAAAAGTTTAATATAGAAAAAATAAACAAAGTAATTGAATGGGCTGTTAATGATTTGAGTGATGTAAGTCTTACTGATGTTGAGATTAACGCTAAAATAAATATTCACGAAGGTATTACCACAAAAGAAATTCATAATCTATTAATTGAAAGTGCTGCGAATTTAATTTCTGTTGAAAAACCAAATTATCAATTTGTTGCTGGAAGATTATTAAATTATCAATTAAGAAAAGATGTTTGGAAAGGCAAACATGCTCCAAGACTATCAGAATTCTTAACTCAAGGAATCAAGAACAAAGTATATGATCCTATTATTTTAGAAAATTATTCTGAAGATGAAATAAATAAACTTGGTGAATTTATTGATCACGAAAGAGATTATAATTTTACATATGCTGGTATAAAACAATTATGCGATAAATATCTTATTAAAGATAGAGTGACTGGAAAGATTTACGAAACACCACAATTTGCTTATATATTAATTGCTGCATATGCTTTTGCTAAATATCCAGTAGAGACAAGACTATCTTATGTAAGAAAATTTTACGATGCTATTAGCAAGCATAAAATTAATTTACCAACTCCAGTAATGGCAGGAGTTAGAACTTCAAGTAGAAATTATGCTAGTTGCTGTTTGATTGGGGTTGATGATACTAAAGATAGTATTACAGCTAGTGCTACTGCTGTTAGTATGGCTACTGCTAATAGATGTGGAATTGGCATTGATATAAGTAAAATCAGAGCTATTGGTTCTCCTATTAAGAATGGCGAAGTTGTTCATACTGGCTTAATTCCATTTTTAAAAATCTATGAAAGTAGCGTAAAAGCTTGGCAACAAAATGGATTACGAGGTGGAAGCGCAACTTGTAATATTCAATGGTGGCATTATGAGATTGAAGATGTCGTTGTATTAAAGAACAACGCTGGAACAGATGATAACAGAGTTCGCAAACTTGATTATACAGTTGGTATGAGTAAACTATTTTACGATAGAGTATTGAAAGACGAAGATATTACTCTATTTAATAATGCAGAAGTTCCAGAACTTTATGAAGCATGGGGAACAAAAGACTTTGATAAAGTATACAAGGAATGTGAATCTAAGAAACTAAAACTTAAAAAGAAAGTATCTGCTCGTAAATTATTTTCTCTCATAGTTAAAGAAAGAGTCGAAACTGGTCGTATTTATATTCTTAATGTAGATCATGCTAATGAACACGGAGCTTGGTCTGATAAAGTTACTATGAGTAATCTTTGCACAGAAGTTATTCATCCAACCATTCCATTGAATGATTATCACGATAAAGATGGTGAAATTGGAATGTGTATTCTTTCGGCAGTAAATATGCTAGAAATAAAAAACTGGCAAGATCTTGAAAAGACTTGCGATCTTATCGTAAGATTTCTTGATGAAATCATTGAACTTCAAGATTACTTTAATGTTGCTGCTGAAAATTTTGCTAAAAAACGTAGAAGCCTTGGGATTGGAATTACTAATCTTGCAGCTTTTCTTGCTAAAAATGAATTAAAATATTCATCAGATAAATCATTAAATATTATAGATGAATGGATGGAACATTTTCAATACTATCTCTTAAAAAGTAGCGTTGAATTAGCTAAAGAAAAAGGCAAGTGCGAAAAATTTAATCATACTAAATATTCTAAAGGCATTCTTCCAATTGATACTTACAAAAATAAGATTGATGAAATTGTAAAAAGAAAATTATCTCTTGATTGGGATAAGTTAAGAAAAGATATCAAAGAATTTGGATTAAGACATTCTACATTATCTTCTTGTATGCCTTGCGAAAGTAGTTCTGTAATTCAATCATCAACAAATGGAGTTGAACCAATTCGTAGTCTTATTACTTATAAAACTAGCAAAATGGGCAAGCTACCAGTACTAGTTCCGGGAATTGGAAAGTATGATGAAAATTATGAACTAGCATATGATCTTAAAGATAATACTGGATTATTAAAAATTAATGCAGTTATTCAAAAATATATTGACATGGCCATATCAACTAATGTATACTACAATTATAGTCATTATGAAAACAATGTATTACCAGATGCTAAAGTAATGAAAGAGCTAATGTATGCATATAGCCTTGGTTTAATTAGTTTGTATTATAATAATACTGATGATGGAGATAAAGAACAATCACTTAATCAAAAAGAAGATAGAGATTGTTCAAGTGGAGCGTGTAAATTATAGTCCATGAAAACAGTTTTAAATTTTAAAAATGTAGATACTACTAAACAACCATTATTTCTTGGTGAAGATCTTAATCTACAAAGATATGATCGTTTTAAATATCCTATATTTTTTGAATTGTTTAAAAAGCAAAATGAAAATTTCTGGTGGCCACATGAAATTGCTTTAGGTAAAGATAGAAGCGATTATAAAAATTTAACAGATACAGAAAGATTTGTATTTGATAGTAATTTAAGATTTCAAACTCTTGGAGATAGTATGCTTTCTCGTAGTATTCATTCTCTTAAAGATTATGTGAGTAATCCAGAACTTGAAATTTGCATGAATACTTGGGCTCAATTTGAAGGCATTCATAGTTATTCTTATTCTTATCTATTAAATAATGTTTATCCAGACCCAACTAAATTCTTTGATAGTATTATGGAAGATAAAGAAATTACAAGTCGCGCCGAGTTAATTAGAAATAACTTTGATAAAATTCTTGGTGATGATGAAAAGAAAGATCCTAAACAAAAGATTTTTGATGCTATTCTTTCTATTAATGTAATGGAAGGTCTTGTATTTTATGTTTCATTCGCTTGCTCTTTTTATTTTGGATATCGTGGTAAGATGGAAGGTAATTCAAAAATTATTAAATTTATTCAAAGAGATGAAGCACTTCATTTTGCCGTCAGTCAAAACTTACTTAAAATTTTGAGAGACGAAGATAAAGAAGGTTTTACTTCTATCGTTAAGAAAAGCGAAGACAAGATATACGCTTTTTATGAACAAGCAGCTAAAAATGAAAGCGAATGGTCTAAATATCTATTTAGTAAAGGTAATTTACTTGGTTTGAATGCAGAAGTTCTCGATGGTTACTCTAAATGGTTATGCGATTCTAGACTCAGAAGCCTTGGTTATAAGAAAATCTTTAATCAAAAGGATAATCCTATCGCTGGCTGGCTTGATAGTTATCTAGATAGCAGTAAAGTTCAAGTAGCTCCTCAAGAAACAGAGATATCCAGTTATAAGGTCGGAGCAAGGAAAACTGATATCTCTGATGATGATTTTGGTGATTTAAAACTATAATAATTATATATTAATGTGTAATTATCTATGTGAATTTAGATATTACACTATTATTTAATTTGATTTTAGGAGCGCTATCCTTTCTTGGAGGATGGTTATTTACTAGAGTATTCTCACTTTTTGATAAACAAGAGAATCTTATGAAAGAAATTAACGACAAAACTTTTAGTGACTTCATAACTTTAAGAAAAGAAATGGAATCAGAAAGTAGAAAACATCAACAAGAAATTTCAGATTTAGCATTAAAAATTTCAACTACTTATGTAACTAAAGAATCTTTTGATGATTACTTTGATAGAATAGAAGCTAAATTAGATCGTAACTTTGATATAATACAGAATCATTTTAATAAAAATAATAAGAACTAATTATAGTATTGTATTCTTATTATTATAACTTTTCTTTGATATCCAAAAGGGCTTTACCTCCAGATGTAATATATCCGAAGTTAAGTATTATCAATCCAACTTTTCTTTTGACTCCAAATTTTACTGCGATCTCAGCAGTAAACGGGCCATCGCACTTACGGATCAGAGGTAGCTTCGATCACTACATTCTGCGATGCCTATAGCTACATTCCCTTTATTAGCCATATAATGTACATATAAAGGTTTTAATAGTCGTCAGCCCTTGGGACGTTGCTATCTCAAGGATTGATAGTTGATTTTTTGACATCAACAAACTGCTCTAATTGGGAACTATGTTAACTTATATTATATTAAGTTTGCTTTTTTGTCAAATTTTATTTATAATACATAGAAATGGAAATTATTAAAAATAAAGCCAGATGGACAGTTTACGCTAGTAAGTGCGTAAAGCATTATAATATCTCTAATGAGAATATTTATGATGAACCAAACGAGTATCCATGTATCGCCATACCTCAATTAATTTCAGATATTAATGGCGCAAGAGTTAAATTTAATTTCGTTTATAAACGAGACGCTGAAAAACTTAAATGAATCTTACTTCAAGTCTATCTTTCTTTTCTATCACAGAAAACCCTTGAATATTTACACTTGAAGCTTTCACCATTTTGCGGAAAGCTTTCCAATCTTCGCTTGTTTTGCCTACTTTATGTACTTTTTCAAAAATTTCTTTCTCTTGATTTTCCAATCCTTCCATCATTTCATCCCAAGCTTTTATAGCTTTAACAATTTTTACTCTAGAAAATATATCATCAATTATCATTCTTGCTTCGTCATTCTCTTGATATTTTTGTGTCAAACCTTGTATTACTCTATCATTGCAAGAACAAGATGAACTATTTTTTGCAGATACAAGATCCTCTAATAAATCTGGAAAATTTTTCGTAAGAATTTGAAATGATTCATCCACTCCTACTAAAACCCTTAAGTATTTATGAATTTTTTCTACAGTATACATTTATATATTATATATTTTAAACAAATAAAATCCATTAAATATATTTGATTTTTTAATAATATTATATTATAATTCTATTAGTTCTTTCTTATTTGGCCCGTACTGGTTTCGATTTTAAGAAAATAAATTAAAATGCAAGTGGAGGTTGAATCGAGGACTCCTAAAAAAGTTTCATTTATATTAACTGCCAAAACAGCAAAATATAAAGGTCATATTTCTGCAAGAGTTTCTCTTGTTGAGATGACCGCTTCTGTAGCCTAAGTTCTACAGCGTGATATCCACGACGCATCTACTGGAATATTGCGTAATTAGATGTTTATTATTTAATAGTTTTTCTGTTCTTTAAGTAATAATATTCAAGATAGAATACGCTGAGTATGTTTGTTCTTATATCTATACAAAGCTAAAAAACAAAAAGAACTAAACTTGTAGTATTTTAATTTAGATTTTTAAAACACGAAGGTTCAACTCCTTCCGGGTCCAAGTAAACGAATCCCTCTGTCTGCATTTTTATTAGACAATTAGATCAGTATCATGTATGATCTTAATATGAGTATAAAAAATACAAAAATAATTTGCGCTACTTGCAGTAATGAACATGAAATAAGACAGAGTGATTACAATAGAAAAATTAAAGTTGGTCAAAATAAATTTTATTGCAGTTTAAAATGTTCTGGAAAAGCTGATTATAAAAACAATCCAAGTAAACTAGAAAAAAATAAAGGTAATATATCTTTACTAAAAGGACATGAAGCTAATAGGTTAGATCAATATAGTCCATTTAAGTATCATGCAAATAAAGCAAGATCACGAAGTAAACAAAAAGGATACATAACAGATTTAACCACAGAATATTTAAAAGAAATTTGGGATAAACAAAATGGAACTTGTCCATATACAAAAATACAGATGGAATTAAGCAGAACAAGCGGAGATGAAGATATTAAGAAAACTCCTACAAAAGCAAGCCTCGATAGAATTGATCCAAATAAAGGATATATTGTAGGCAATGTTGAGTTTGTATGTTATTGCGTTAATGTAATGAAAAATGATTTTACGAAAGATCAAATGGTTGATTTTATAAATCAAATTAAAAAATGAAAAATTTAATCCCAACAATTATACATAGACCAGAAAGAACTGATAGGCAAAAATTCATTGATGATATTAAAGATTATTTTATTAGAATAAAAATATTAGATGCAATCACAGCAAAGAATGCGAATATGCCAAATGAGAATTGTAATTTTGGCGCAGGATGTTCAGCTTCGCATTTAATGGCAGTAGAAAAATCAAATACAGATAAACCACTTCTTGTTCTTGAGGATGATGCTGTTATTGATAAACAAAAATATAAACAATTTTTATCTTTAGGCAATCCGCCAGAAGATTGTGGAATCATATTACTTGGAGGAGGCGATCATCCTTGGGGAAGCGCTATAGGATGGGAACTGCCAGAAAGAATACAATCTTGGACTCAAGTAGACAAACCATTCTTTGGGTCACACGCAGTAATATATATGCCAATTATACATAAAACAAAATTCCTTCAAAATGCTTGGAGGAATTTATTTTTTTTTCCTAAAGAAGGTCCTGATAGTTGGATGACTGAAAATATATTAAAACTTACAATTGAATCTGTAAATTTAAAAATTTATAGACCAATAGTTCTTCCTTTTACTTTTGGTGAATCAATTTCAGATAGAAATAATAAGAAAATTTAAATATAATATATTATGAAAATAGGTTTTAATTGCAGTAGCTTCGATTTGTTTCATGCTGGCCATGTCACAATGTTAAGAATGGAAAAAGATTTATGCGATTACTTGAAAGTAGGATTACAAATTGATCCAACAATTGATAGGCCAGATGTTAAGAATAAACCAGTTCAAAGCGTTTACGAAAGATATGTTCAATTACAGGCTTGTAAGTATGTTGATGAAATTTTATTATATAATACTGAATATGATCTCGAACAATTAATTAAAACTCAAAAAATAGACATCAGATTCTTGAGCGAAGAATATATTAATAAAGAATTTACAGCAAAGCAATACTGCTTAGACAACGGCATTGAAATACACTACCATAAAAGAAAGCATGTATTTTCATCAAGTGAACTAAGAGCTAGGGTTGAAAACGCTAGAATAATCCAGCGCTAATATAGCTCATTTATAAAATGAGTGAAATTGCAAACTTTTTTTGGGCAGGAAATTCGTTATCTATATACGAACAATTATCATTAAAATCATTTTTATTAAACAATTTTATAGTTAGAGTATGGAGTTATGATAAGCTTGATTTACCAAATGGGATTGAACTTATGGATGCAGAAAAAATTTTACCTAAAGTAGATTTACATAAATATAACTATTTGGCACCTTTTTCTGGTCATTCACCTAAGACGGATTTACATAAATATAATCACTTGGCGCCATTTTCTGATGTATTTAGATTTAAATTATTATCAGAAAGAAATGGGGAATGGTGGTTTGATATTGATTGCATATGTTTAAAAAACGAAAAAAAATTTAAACAACTAAAAAAAGATAAAAAAATTATAGTAGCATGGGAAGATTCTAATTTTTTGAATGGCGCTTGCTTAAATTTCATAGACAATAAAATTGGTTTAGATTTAGTTTCAGAACAAAAAAATATTACAAATAATAAAGTTAATTTAATATGGGGTGATTTATGCCCTAGATTACTAACCAATTGGTTTACTAAAAATAACTTATTAAAAGAGGTTCTAAATAAGAACACATTTTATCCCATTCATTATACTCAAACAAGATTAATGAATAATCCAAGATATACAAAGTCTTTAAAATCTTTAGTTAAAGATTCGTATGTATGTCATTTATGGAACGAAATACTCTCAAAAGAGATAAATAAGAATATTCATCCCAATAAAGGTTCATTTTTAGATTATTTATTTGAAATTAATAATTAATTTATTATAGTCTTAACTTTATATTTTAAAGTGTAATAATTATTATGCCTAAACTTTATAGATATACAGGTTTTGAAAATATATCTTTAACAGCATCTATTTTAGCTGACGGAGTTATTATCCCTGCACCCGGAGCAGGACTAAGCATACATATACTTGGGACTTCTAGTTATGATGACATTAGATTAACTGAAACTAATGCTTCTGGAGCACTTATAGTTACATCTAACGCAGGAATAGCTGATTTTTCAGCTACAGTAAAAGTTAAAGAAAATACAGCAGTTCATCTTATTGGTAATGGTACTGGTGCAACAGTTTTTTATTACATAGACGTTGTTTAAGTGTAAATAATATAAATTTATGAAACTTTTTAGAGAAGCAGGATTTGAAAACATAGCATCAGTAGCAAGCCAAGTATTATCTGGAGTAGTATTATCTGGACAAGGCTCAAACACAATAACTTATTTACTAGGGGTAAATACTCATATTAATACAACATTAAAAGAAAACAATAATAATGGTTCAGTAATAGCCTATGTTGGTGCAGGCAATGCTAGTTTTCCAGCAACAATACCAATAACTGGAAATAAACATATCTTTTCATCAGCAAATGATTCGACTTCAATTTTCTACTACGTTGAATCTGGTGTAGCATTATAATCTTATGAAAGAACTAGAGATAGATTTTAGTTCTCAAATAACAGCCAAAAAAGGCAAAGCGCCACTTAATAAACCATTTCGTCTTCCTTCTGGAAGTAAAAAGAAATTTGGCGTTTACGTCAAGAATGATAAAGGTAATATTGTAAAAGTTACTTTTGGCGATCCAAATATGTCTATTAAAAGAGATAATCCAGCTAGACGCAAAGCTTATAGATCAAGGCATGGTTGTGACAATCCCGGCCCAAAATATAAAGCTAATTATTGGTCTTGCAAAATGTGGAGTGCAAAACCAGTTAGCAAAATTACTGGAAGTGAAGAAGAGATAACCTTAGAAGCTGATATCCAAGCTAAAAATAAAGGTCTTTGGTACAATATTCAACAAAAGAAAAAAAGAATGGGCAAAAATTATCGCCCAGCACCAGTTGGATCACCAGATCGTCCAAGTCCAGAGGCACTTAAAAAAGCTCAAGCAGAAGAATACGAATGGGATGGTGAAACAGAATTTGATCAAGCTGAACTTTTAAAATTAGATCCAACTCTTGCTCAAGCTGAAGAAATGCCAGAAACTCCAGAAGAAGAATTGCAAGAATATAAAGAAGATTTTTATGAAATGATAGTTGGTTCAATTAATTCAATTCAACAACATGCAAAAAATATTTTAGATAAACTCAATGACCCAATGGTAAAAGAAAATCTTACAGAACCATTCTTACAACAAATGGCTGCTCTGGCCGAAGATTATATGATTACAATTCATAATTTTGTTATGTTTAATAAAGAAGATGAATCTGTAGCTCAAATGACAGGGCCAATTGATGATTATGTTTCTAAGGAATCTAAAAAAACAAATAATTGGTCAACTCCAATTAACGAATATACTCAATCAAATTCAATTTTCAAAGTAGGCGATAAAGTCAGAAATATTAATCCATATTGCAAGCATTATGGTAGCGAAGGTGAAGTTAAAGAAATTAGAGATCTTCCAGAAGATATGGGTTATGCAGTAATTTATGAATGCAGTAATGATGGCTCATCTTGGAAAAAAGGTGACATGATTGGTAAAACAGAGATTCAGTTAAGAAAAATAAACGAGGATGCTCAAAGAGAAGAATAAACTTTGGAATTGGAAATCGAAAACAATATCTGTTGGGTTAGCATTAATCGTATCTTGGGTCGCCTGTTTAAAAATTGGTTTTGAATTAAAGAAATATAACTCAATAACAAATCTTCCTAATTCTTGTTTTGTTGATTCAATGATATATGCCTCTAGATGTAATCTTCTTTTAATAAGTAGTTCTGATTCTTGGAATAGTGTTTATGGTTTTACATTTGGTTATAAAGATGACAAAGAAGCTATACTTGGTCATGCAGTTTGCGTTTTTGAGTATAATAATAACTTATGGATGTACGATCCTAATTGGGGCACATCTCCTGTATGCAAAATTGGAGATAGAAAAAGATACAAAGAAAAAATAAGATTGTATATAAACAAAACTTACCCTATAATAGTAATAGAGGATTTTATGTTAAATGATTGGACATATGTTCAAAAAACAAAGAAAAATAAAATGAACAAAACTTATAAAGAGGTGTCTATACATTTAGATGAAGACAAGAAGGAGTAAACTAATAATATGAAAATAAACCTACTAAAAGGGTTACTAAGAAGCACAGCCGCAAAATTAATTGCGGCTTTTTTAATGTCTGGAGCCGTCCAAGAATCACAAGCAGTAAATTTCTTATGGAATAATACTGGCACGCAATGGACATCTCCAACTAGCTGGACAAATAACGCTCAACCAACCTCTACCACTACAACTGGTACAGATGTTGTTCAGTTTAGTAACTATGGTGCAAATTTTAATACTGTAGATTTAACTTCTACAAGAACAGCTCAAAAACTTGAGTTTTTTAGTGGAGCAAATGCTTATACATTTACAACTGCAAGCAGTAAGTTACTTGAAATAGCATCTGGCGGAATCACTAACGCTTCATCATCTATACAAACTTTTAATTTACGAGTTAATAACAGCGGTGGTAATTATACTTGGTTTACTGCTGCTGGTGGAGGTCTTACGTTTAATCAACAAGTAGGATTAACCACAGATGCATCTAGTACTTCTAGGACTCTTACTCTTGCTGGAGATGGTGCATATATATTTAATAATAATCTTATAAACAATGGTACAAGTTTAGCTCCTGCTGCTAAAGTAATTTATACAGGTAATGGCAGTATTACATTTAATGGTACAAACGTAATTGGAGGTTCTGGTGGAGGTGGTTTTGATATAACAGGAAGTGGCACTGTTAATGTAAATGGTGGAACTGGTGTTGGACAAGGATTGGTAACATTAGGTGGAGCAAGTGGAACAACAAATGTACCTATATTAAAAATTAATACTGCAAATGGTTTATCTACTCTTAGTAGTTTGAAGGGATCAACTAGTTTATCTACGATGGGAACGCTAGATTTGTTAGGATCAAATCCTGATGCTGTTACTACTTTTATCATGAATCAGTATCAAGGTAATAATATGAATTTTACGAATCATGGCGGAGGTAAAACATTGCTTCAATTTACTAATTCTGCTAATACATTAACTGTATCTACTGGTAATAGTGGTGGTAGAAGAATGTTCAACAATAGCACAAACTTACTAGTGCAATTTGATGGCACATTAGATGTTGGATCTACTACAGCAGATTATAATGTTGTTGGAGGTGTTGGAGATTTCTTATTTAAAGGATCTTTGCTTAATACTGGTTCCGCAATCAGAGGGCTTACAAAAACAGGATTAGGAACAGTAACTCTAGAAGGAGTTAATTCTTATAATGGAGATACAACAGTGCAAGAAGGAAAATTACTAGTTAATACAACTGGTTCTATATTATCAAGTTCTGCTATAGTTTCTGGAGGAACTCTTCAAGTCAAAGGAGTTGCAGGTGGAGTAACTCTAAATAGCGGAAATTTACTTGTAGATAATGGTGGTACAGTTGGATCTACAACAGTTGGAGGTGGCACTCTATTAGTTTCTGGTACAGCTGGAACAACTATAGTTAATGCTGGAACAGCTACAGTAAATTTAGGTGGCACCATTGGAAGTACCACAATTAATGGAAGTTTACTTTCCGTAAATGGACGCGCAGGAGATGTTATAGTAAATACAGGAGGTACATTAGGTGGCTCTGGTAGCGTACAAGGCTTGACTTTAAATGGTGGTATTGTGGCTCCGGGCAATAGTCCGGGTCTGCTTACCGCTTATGATTTAAATGGAAGTAATGGAACATTTGCATTCCAAATAGGCGCGCCCACTACAAGAGGAGTTACCTATGATGCCATCAATGTTACTAATTTATTAACTCTTGGAGCAAGTACAAACTTTACATTTGAAGTATTAGATACTTATAATTTCTCTAGTGGAGATTCATATGATCTATTTAATTTTGGAAGTATTGATGCTACAAATTTTGATATAACAAAATTACAAGTTGCATTACCAACTTTAAATTCAAGTGATTTAAGTTGGAATACTAGTTCATTTGCAACAGATGGAATAGTTAGCGTTGTTGATAATGTTCCAGAACCATCTGCGATACAATTATTTGGAATTGGTTTGATTTCTTTACTTGCTTGTCGTAGAATATCTAAAAGAAATGGATAATCAATTGAGAAACTTATTATTGAATAATTATGAAAGAAATCTTCCATCCAAAAGGGATACAGAAGACTTTATAAGTAATTTTCATCAATATAGAGTCAAAAAGAAAGCCCAAGAAAAAACTCATTATGGATTACTTTTTGCTTGCATTTTAGTATTAACTATGATAGGATCAATTGTGGCCAAACAAACTAAAAATAATTTAGATATACAAACCGCATCTGGTCAAGTCCAAAAGTGAAATCATTTATAAGATTGGAAGTTTTATTTTATTTTATGCTATTTCCAATAGGTGCTGTTTGTGCATTTTTCTACACAAAAAATGTTGGACCCATAAAGCAATATAATCTTGGTCTTGATTTTGAATATGTGCCAGTTGATGAAGGGTCATCTTTTATATGCAGAGCAGAACCAATAGGCGAGAATAGCCAACCTTGGATATTAAGCTTGCAACCAAAACCAAAACCAGTTATAGATACAAATGAACATTATATATGCGTAGGTTATATGAGAAAAAGAATAAGATTAATAACAAATTTATGCACAAATTAATATATATATTATTAGCCGCAATTTTAATTCAATCTTCTTATGCTGAAGATAAAATCAAAATATCAATCAATAAAGATAAAAATGGTAAAATAACATTAACTAGCTCTGGACATTCAGTTCCAATATCTTTTGATATTATGGGCAAAAACTATGATGTTCCATCTGGTGGTGGATCAGTAGAAGTTGAATCAAAAGGATTTGAATCTAAAACAGAAACAGAGGTTGATCCTACTTTAGATGTTAATGCTGAAAGCGGATCTGAAAATCGCACGAGCAATATCTCGCAGCCATTTGGATCTCAACAATTTAACCCTCTACTTATACCTCCAGTAAATTCTAATCCAAACCCTAAAGAAGCAACTCCAATTTAATCTTGTGTAAGCCTATGTATGGCAATCAAAATAAAAAATTGGTGGGGTAATTTAAAAACTTATGATAAGTTCTTTTTTATCACCTTCATTCCTGCGATACTTTTTACGCTTTGGGGGCTAAGTGACCTTTATATTAATTACTTTGATTTATTAAGTAAAGAAGATCACCTTCAATTCTTTCTTAGAGTATTCTTTCCAATATCAATAGCTACTTTCATAACTGTACTAGAACACAATAAGAGAAAAAAGTTAATTAAAGATATCAAAACCTATTTAAATGACTAGTGTAATATAGTTTATGGCTTTTATAGTTAAAAGAGATCTTATTGTAATTCCAGTTGATATTCCTGTGGGTGCCAATGGTCAACAGGTAATTATATCTAGCAATACCGATCCAAATATCAATGGAACATATACTAAAGATTATGCTGGCGGACAGATTGCGATTGCAGACAATCCTTTTACATACGTAACTAGAAAATATTCTGGACCCAATGGGTGGTTGCTTGTATTTGTTACAAATAGCAACAAATGGGAAATCGGTAGTGCAGTAGATTTTGGTGACACAGGTACTGGGTACGGTTTTGTGACCCAAAATTCATCGTCAAATCAAGACTTTATCCCCACAACTAACTGGTCTCCAAGCATCACCATCACCGCTGCTTAAAAATATGAGCTTAATAATTAAAAAAAATACAACATTCAAAATTCCAAGAACGCCCCAGCTCATTACCACCTCAAGAGCTTTCAATTCTTCTGGTGTCCAAGTTGGCTCAACAAATACAGGGGATATACCTTCTAATTGGTTATCTTCTCAAACCTCCGTTGCTTCTGTTATCTTTGCAAATGATAACAGCGTGACGAGTATTGGAGCCTCGGCTTTTGAGTTTTGCATCAATCTAACCAGTATCATTATACCTAATAGCGTAACGAGTATTGGGCTTGGTGCATTCTATGGTTGCTATGACCTATCCAGTTTAACTATTGGTAACAGCGTAACGAGTATTGGGAATGCTGCGTTCGGCCTTTCCTACGGCCTAACCAGCATAACTATCCCAAATAGCGTGAACAGCATTGGGAACAATGCGTTCAAAGAGTCCTCCGTTCTATCCACAGTTCTTTGTTATGTTCCACAATCAGCTTTTGTTGGGACCAACATATTTCTTTTAACTGCCGAGACATTAACCATCCGAGTGCCTACTTCTGGACCAGTTAGTGATACTTGGACGGCTGGAACTGGGTTAACTTTTAAAGGTAATACCAATGTCACAGTAATAAAAAACTTGTAAATTAATTAATATTTTACTTAACTCTCTCTACTAAATAATATATATAAACTAATACAGCAAAGCAAATTAAACTAGTAGAAATGGTCATATTCTTTCTTACACTAGATTAAAATATGTGTAATTCTATATATGCCTATACCTCAAAGAAAAGACAACGAAAAAGAAAGCGATTACATGGGTCGTTGCATGACTTTTTTAAACAAAGAAGGCGAACCCGAAAGACCACAAGATCAAAAAGTTGCAATTTGTTTGAACACTTTTCAAAATCCTAAAAAGAAAAGTAAAGCAAATGAAATGGAAATAGATTTTACCGAAGATATTAAAAATATGAATAAACAACAAGAAGTAAAAGTAGAAGCCGCAAAAGTTGAGGCTAAAATTGAAGCACCAGCAAACACAGCAGTTACTGCACCAGCTCCAGAAGTAAAAACAGAAGCAGTAAAAATTGAAGTCAAAGCTGAAACTGATGGCAAGGGTGAACTTATTCAAACAACAATGCTAGAAATGCAAAAACAATATCAAATTTTTCATTGGCAAACAACTTCATTTTCTCAACATAAGAGTTTTGCAAAAGTTTATGAAAGCTTAGATCAAAACATAGATATTTTTATTGAAACATATATGGGTAAATATGGCAGAGTAATTTCTGCTTCTAAATTTAATCTTGAAATGTCGAATTATTCTGATTTGAATTTTGCAACCGCAACAGATTCATATATTGAATTCTTAATTAATTTAACAAATATGCTCGATACAGCTAGAGATACAGATCTATTGAATACTAGAGATGAGATACTTGGTAGTTTAAATAGATTAAAATATCTTTTGACACTGGTTTAAATATTTATTGGTTGACTTCTCTATAAAATTCACCTACAATACTTAGGTGGATTCTAAATTAATAAATATAGGTGGACATGGTCTAGGAGACTGTATCCTATCATTGCAAATATCTTACTTATTAAAACAAAAAAACATTCATCATATCAATTTAATATCTACAAGACAAAGCGTTTTTGAACCATTATATAGTGTTTTTCATAATGAATTTGATCTTTATAAAATAGACGAAAGATATTCACATAATAATGCTATAATCTCAGATGAATCATTAAGGAAAGAATTAGAAGATCAATATAGCTCAAATAATATTACATATAATGTGCCAGATCTGCTTTATAGAAATCCATTAGCCCTAGACTATAAGAAGTATGATTTAAACATATCTTTAATTAAAAAAACAAGATCTTTAACTAATCAATTTCCTAATAAACAAAAAATGATCTATTGCGGATTGTGCAGTACCACAGAAGGTTATGTTTACTATAATATACCTATCTTATTAAAACAATTAGCGGAATTTTTGCCAGATTATACCATATACTTTCCATTAGTCAAGGCTTGGGATAAACCTATCGATAATCTTGGAAATTTTGATGTTAATTTTCCACCTAATGTATTAATTGACAATAACCCTAGTTTTTCTGACTCTTTAGAATACTTAAAGAAAAGCTGTTATGGCATATTTACTTGTAATGGACCAAGTCATATAGCTTATCAAATGGGTATTCCAAGATTAATTCTTGATCCTCAATTCAATAAAATTCCTTGGATGAGCAGGTGGAAAGAAGACTATGAAGAATGTATTGATATTAATACTCAATATACAGATGTGGTTAATCTTGTCACAGCAAACATCAAGAATCCAGAGACAACACTAATTGATAGAAAAAAAGTTCTAGAGTTTATCAAGAGTGGAAATACTAACTGGAAAGATATATTCTATTTCAAATATTAATTATGAAAGATATTCGAGTATCTGAATTTGTAATAAATAGATTATATGAAAAGTATAAAGTCAAATATATATCTTTAATAACTGGCAACGGAGCATTGGTATTAAATGATGCTTTAGCTAAAAATAAAAACATAAAACCAATCTGCGTTCATCACGAACAAGATGCTGGATACTTTTGTCTTGGTTATTCTAAATATAGTAATAAAATATCAGTATGTAATCCAACTACAGGTTGCGCGAGTTTTAATGTTTTAACTCCACTACTATCAGCGTTTCAAGATCACACCCCAATTCTATTTCTTTCTGGTAACGTAGCTTTAAAACAAACAACTAGATACTTTAAAACGAAAGAAAAGATAAATTTAAAAAAGCTAGGAGCACAAGAAGCAGATATTATTGAGATGGTAAAGCCAATTACAAAGTACGCAGTAACAATTGATAATCCCGAACTAATTGAACATGAATTAGACAAAGCAATTGATATAGCCTTAACTGCTCCATTTGGCCCAGTATGGATTGATATTCCAGCGGATATTGGCGCAACATTTATTAAACAATCAAATTTGATTAAGTATCAAAAAAAGAAAACCCCCAAAAAGAATAATTCTCAAATCTCAAAATTTAAGAATATGTTAAAGAAATTCAAACGACCAATTGTTCTTGGAGGAAATGGAATCAAACTTTCTAACACAGAAAATGAATTTAAAAAATTTATTCAAAAGTATAAAATCCCTTGTGTTTTTACATATGGAGGAGCAGATATATTAGAATACAATCATCCATTAAGAATCGGAATTATTGGAGTAAAAGGTGATAGAGCTGGAAATTTTGCTATTCAAAATGCAGATGGAATAATTTGTTTAGGATGTTGCTTGAATACTCCTCAAGTTGGATACATAAGTGAAAAGTTTGCAAAAAATGCAAAGAAGATAGTTGTAGACATAGATTCAGAAAATCATAGAAAAAATATTATTAACATCGATTTGTTTATAGAGTCTGATTTAAATAATTTTTTAGAGCATATCAATGAATAAAGAATCATGGATTAAAAAATGCCAACATTGGAAAAAGAGTTGGCCAGTTTTCCAAGAATCATATAACGATGATTCTAATGGTATTGATCTATATAAAGTGATAGAGATCATGAATTACAATTTAAATGAAGACGAACCAATTATTACTGATGCTGGTTCAGCTTTTTATATTTGCAATCAAGGGTTCAAACCAAAGAAAGGTCAAAAAATTATTTGCTCCTTATCTCAAGGAGAAATGGGCGCAGCACTTGGTATAGCTTCTGGAGTTTGCTTCGCAAGAAACAAAAAACAAACTATAGTAATTCAAGGTGATGGAAGTTTCAATACTAATCCTCAAGCTCTAGCTGTAATAAAAAAACATAATTTACCAATTAAGATATTCATCTTGAATAACAATGGATATCTAAGCATTAAAAATAGCCAAGATAAATTCTATGAAGGCAGAAGAATTGGTACTTGTGGAGATGATGGTATCTTTTTTCCAAGCATCAATAAAATAGCAAATGCTTATGATATTAAATATTGCCTTATAAAAACAATAAAAGATTTTGACCAAGAGATAGATTCAATATTAAAAGATACAAACCCATATATTTGCGAAATTAAATGCAAAGAAATCCAAGATATTTCTCCAAGCATAACCGCTTCTAAAGATGAAACTGGAAGATATATACAAAATGACTTCTCGAATATGCATCCATTCCTATCAAAAGAAGAAATGGAAAAAGAGTTTATAAAAGATTAATATATTATATGATTAAGGCTGGTATAATAGGCACAGGAAATATAGGATGCGATTTATTACTTAAAATGCTTAAATGTAATTTTATACAGCTATCTATTTTCTCTGGAAGAAACAAGGATTCACAAGGCATAAAACTAGCTCAAAAACATAACATTAATACTTCTGATGAAGGAATAGATTTTTTTGTTAAGAATAAAAACTATTGTGATATTGTTTTCGACTGTACAAATGCTTTTTCTGCAATTATAAATAATGAAGTGCTGAAAGAGCAAGGTATAAAAGTTATAGATTTGACACCATCTAGAATTGGAGAGTTGTGCGTTCCAATTATAAATGGAAACATATTAAAAGATACAGCTAACATAAATATGATAACTTGTGGAGGCCAAGCTTCTATTCCAATTTTAAATTTAATATCAAATATTTATCCAGATATAGAATACATAGAAGTAGTGTCTCAAATTGCTTCTAAAAGCGCAGGGATTGCCACTAGACTAAATATAGATGAATATGTTGAAACAACAGAATCTGCAATTAAAAAATTCACTAATTGTAAGAAAGCGAAAGTAATATTAAACTTAAATCCAGCAGAACCATGCGTTAACATGCAAACTACGATGTTTTTAAAAATAAATAGCGAGATTATTGATATAAATTATATTGCAAAATTACTCGATTTCAGAATCCAAAAATTAAAAAAGATAATTCCGGGTTACGAACTAACATTAAAGCCAATGTTAAACAAAGAGAACATTCTAATACTAGGAATCAAAGTTATTGGTACTGGCGATTACTTACCAGCATACGCTGGCAATTTAGATATTATAACTTGTGCATCAATTGAAGCAGCTAAATACATTGATAGCAATCAAACAATCTATGATAAAGTTGAGGATATTTATGAATAAAATCTTTATAAACGATTCTTCTTTGAGAGATGGTAATCATTTCGTAAAGCATAAGATAACTTTAGAGCAGATTAAAAGATATTGCACTTTTGCTGATGATGCTGGAATTGATTCTGTAGAAGTTGGACATGGTTTAGGGATCGGCGCATCTTCATTATTGATGGGATTAATTCCAACTTCGGACGAGCAAATGCTAAAGACAGCTAGAGAAAATCTTAAAAAATCTAAGCTAGCCGTACATATTGTCCCCGGAATGGCTACGATTAAAAAGAATATAGAATCTGCAATTGATATTGGAGTAGATATTTTCAGAGTTGGATCTCATTGTACAGAAGCAAATGTTACAAGACCTCACATAGAATATCTTAAAAATAAAAATAAAGATGTTTATGGTATATTAATGATGACTGCTTTAGTAGATGCTAAAACTTTAGTTCAAGAAGCAAAGAAGATGCAAGAATATGGAGCTAATGGAATATTCATTATGGACTCAACTGGAACATATACAACTATAGATACAGAAGAAAGAATCAAAGCTCTTAAGGATAATTTATCAATAAAAGTTGGTTTTCATGCACATAATAATCTTGGACTAGCTGTAGCAAACTCTATAACTGCTGTTCAAAATGGGGCAGATATGATTGATGCTTGTATTAAAGGATTTGGTGCAGGAGCAGGAAATACTCAAATAGAAGTATTAATTCCAGTTTTACAAAAATACAATTTCTCCACAAATATAGATTTCAAAAAACTTATAAATGGCGCAGATGAAGCGATGGATTATTTAGTGCCAACGAATCCTTCTATTTCTCCGATCAATATCTTAACAGGTTTAAATAAATTGTTCTGTGGTTTCGAAAAGCCAATTCTTGAGATTGCAAAAACTTATAATATAAACTACATAGACTTGATTGAAGAATTAAAAAATAAAAAACTCATAGCAGTTCAAGAAGATTTAATCATAGAAGCTGCTCAAAACTTAGCAAATAAAAAATAATATGAATATACTAATTATAGGAATCAATGGTTTTATCGGTTCAAAAGTAGCCGAATCATTTTTAAATAAAAAACATAGCGTTTTAGGCACAATTAATAATCCACAAAACATATGGAGAATAAAAGACTTTATACATAAGATCGAAACGATAAACTGCAAGATCAATAACATTAAAGACTATATTAATCAAATTAAAGATTTTAGACCAGACGTAATATTTTATTGTGGATGGTATGGTTCTAGTAGTCAATTATTACTAACTGACGAAAAACAATTTACAGAGAATATTCCCGGTTTGCTTGATTTAATCCAAATCGCTAAAGATTGTAATGTTAAACATTTTGTGGGAGTTGGAGCTGGTTGGGAATATGGAAATTTTGATATCAAACCAAAAGAAGATCAAACACCAAAACCCATCAATGCATATGGATCAGCTAAATATATAGCTTATCAAATCTGTAATGAATTGCTCAAGATTCATGGCGTTAAATTTACATGGGTAAGACCATTCTGGTTGTACGGAGATAAAGACTTTGAAAAAAGACTTATTCCACAAGTTATTAATAAATGCTTAAAAAGTGAAGAAATAGAATTAAATCCATGTGAACATTTTACTAGTTACTTGTTTATTGATGATTTTGTTGATGGCATCAATCTATTAATTGAAAACCAACACGAAGGAATATACAATTTCTGTGGATCTTATCCCAAAAGGGTTAAGGATATAGTAGAGCAAATAGCAAAAGTAGTTGATTTTAAATTAAATATTAAATATAATAAACCATATCCAAAAGATTTTGTTTTTAATCTAGAAGGTGAAAATGATAAATTGCAAAGAATTGGATGGAAGCAAAAAACAGACATCTCTCAAGGGCTAGAAAAAACAATAGAATTTTACAAAAAGCTACAATGAAAAAAATTCTTTTAACTGGTGGGTATGGTTTTGTTGGGCGCAGTATATTAGATAAGTTATCTAAAAAATATGAAATTCATGCTCCAAGTAGCGAAGAATTAAATCTAACAGAATTGGAACAATTAAAATCTTGGATGTCAAATAAGAAATTTGATTGGATAATAAATTGTGCAGTTAAGGGCGGTAGACGAATGAAAAAAGATACATCTGAAGATTTATATAACAATATAAGTTCCTTGGATAATTTGTTGAATTTTGTTAATGATGATTGTAAGTTAATAACATTTTCAAGTGGCGCGGAATTTTATAAACAAAATGATTTTTATGGTTTAAGTAAAAAGATATGCACTTATATCATTAAAGAAAAAAATAATATTAAAAATTTAAGAATATACAATGTCTTTGGTCAATTAGGAATGGAAGATTCTTTCGTTTACTCCACAATCAAGAAAGCTTTAAAAAATGAAGATATTATTATTTGGGAAGATATAGAGTTTGATATTTATTATATGGATGATTTGATTCAGTTAATTGAATTATTAATCCAAAATGATACAAAAGAATATCAAGAAATTGATTGTGTTTATCCCCAAAAGCATAAATTAAGTCAGATCGCAGAATTAATTAAAAACCTTTGCAATTCTAATAGTAATATTACCATAGAACAGCAAGGATTAACTTCATATATTGGCAATTTCCAAGAAATTCATAACTTAAACTCCACTAAATTAGACGATAGCTTAAAGAGTATGATACAATATATAAATAAAAATGCAAATTGATAATCAACAAATCGAATTTAGAGATGGATTTTTTTGGCCTAAAAAGGATAAAATCATGTGGAATTATCTTCATGATAACGATAGACTTTCTGCGCCTAGTATTATAGCAGATTTTTGCAAGAAGAAGCAGACGGTAATTCAAGCTGGAGGTAATGCTGGTTATTATCCTAAAGAGTATTCAAAACATTTTAAAAATGTCTATACCTTTGAACCAGATATTTTAAATTTTAACTGTTTAGTTTTAAATACTTTAGAATGTCCAAATATATATAGATACCAATCTGCTTTGGGAAATGGAGGCGATCCAGTAGTATTATCAGAAAATGATAATTGCGGTGCATACATTTTAAACGGAGAAGGAAATATACCAATACTAAAAATAGATGATTTAAATTTAAAAAATGTCTCGTTAATTCATTTAGATATTGAAGGATTTGAAGAACAAGCTTTAAAAGGCGCGGAAAAAACTATTGAAAAATGCAATCCAATTATCGTTGTGGAAGTCACAGCTCAAAATCCAATACCTTATATAGAATCTTTAGGATACAAAAAGATTCATCAATTAGACGTAGATCATGTCTTTCGAAGAGTAAAATGAAATTTTTAATTTTTTCATATTATAACGAATTGGCTCATCATGGCTGTTCATTTGATGAATTAGCTAAAACCACAATGCCTACGTATAAAGAATATTGTGAAAAACATGGATATGATTTTTATTGTAAAACACAAAACTTTACAGAAGGAAGAACTGTAGGATGGTCTAAATTTGAAATATTTTTAGAAAATATGGATAAATATGATTGGATGTTTTATGTAGAATGTGACAGCATGGTAATGAATCAAACAATAAGATTAGAAAATTTAATAGACGATCATCATGATATTATAATGACCAAAACTGATACTCCAAATACAATTGAATTAAATTGTGGGCCAATGCTAGTAAGGTCTTGCGAATGGAATAAGAAGTTTTTCGAACATCTTTTAAATAAAAAAGAATATTATAGCCATCAAATGGTTGAGCAAGCAGCTATATCAGATGAAGTCAATCAAAACGAAGAAGCTAGAAAGCACTTTAAGATTATGAATCTTAGATTCTTTAATTCTTATTACCATGAATGGCATCCTAATGGAAATTATAAGCATGGAGATTTTATACTACATTTAGCTGGAACATCAAATTCTTACAGAGAAAAAATTTTTAAAGAAATGAAAGATAATATCATTAAATCAAATGATTACAAAATATCTTGCAAGCCATTTCTAAACATAGGAGACGAAAACATACAATGAACTATTACGAACAATTCAAAAATCAACAATCAAATAGAGATCCATATTTTAATTATACATTAAGTCTATTTAATAGAAAACCAATCAATATTCTTGAATTGGGTTGCGCTAGAGATTTTAATTCTAGACTTGGTGATGGATGGTCATCTTTTCATTTCCTTGAGTATATTAGTAAATATGGTGGTTCATTTACTACCATAGACCTTATTAAAGAGAATGTGGAAAATTGTATTACCATGTTATCAACTCATCCGAAATTTAATGAACTCAAACCCAAACTTAACTTTTTAGTGGGAGATGCGTTAAAAGTATTAGAGGAAAAACAATTTCATAATGAGAATACAGATTTAATTTATCTTGATGTTTCAGATGATCCAGTTTTAACTGTTCAATGTTTTGAAAAAATGAATTTAGATAATTCAGTAGTATTTGTAGACGACTTCTCTTCAAAAGGAACAATTCTTTCTGTTAAATATCCTAATCATCTTGAGATGACTTGGCCCGCACCAATTGGCCACAAGATGGCTTTATATAAGAAGGATCAAATTAAAGCAACAATGCTCGTTCAAACTGTAGAAAAGAATTGACATTTATTATAAATACATTATAATAATAAAAAGGATAAAATATGAGTGCATTAAGAGATATTCAAATAATCCCTTGGATTTTTAAATACAACACAAGAATTTTCTTTGAAACAGGAACTGGTTTAGGTTCTGGATTAATGAGAATGATTCAACCAGAATATGGACAAGAACTATTAATATCTTGTGATATTGATAAGGAGTTGGCCGAACACTCTCAAAGAACATTTTCTTTTGACACAAGAGTTCATATTATTCATGATGAAGGTCCCAATGTTTTGGAAAATCTTCTTCCAAAGATTCCATTAAATAAGCCTATTTTCTTTTGGTTAGATAGTCATTTTTCTAATAGTGATTATAATCTTGGCCATAAACCTTTAGTAAAACATTCAGAAGGAGATGCCGAGATTAGACTTCCAGCATTAAATGAATTAAGAATTATTAAACGCCTTAGAACAGATCTAGGAGCAAAAGACTTTATTCTTCTTGACGATGCTATGCTTTATGATGAATTAGATCGCTACGAAGATTCTGTCGCTAGGCTTGGACCAAATGCCGTTCCGCCAGAATATAGAAAAATTATCGGCAAAGCAACAGAAATATTTAAAAATACTCATACTCCTCATGTAATTACAATTGCTCAAGGCTTCTTCGCCCTACATCCACGATGATTAAAATCTCATTAGATGAGGCTTATGTATTTGATTTGCTTTCCATTCTAGATTTAAAAAGAACTAAATCTGCTGGAAAAGAAGATAATCAAAAGCATATTGAAAACTATGACACTTTATACGATGAAATATCAGAACAAATTACTGATATTAAAATGCATCAAGTAATTAAAAGTGAAGAATACAAAAATTTAGTAGTTATTAATAGCAAAGTTTTTGATCTTGTAGATTTAGGTAAAGATCAAGAAGGTTTAGCTAAGACTACTGCGATGGCGAATTACGATAGATTTATATTAAAAAATAAATTACAAAAAAAATTTTTTAAAAATCCTCTAAAAGAAGCTAAAATAGGTTATGATAAAGTATAGACAAAATTGTAGATCTTGTGGGCATAATCATTTAAATCCTATTATAGATTTAGGCAGTCAACCAATTCAAGGCTCTTTTGTTTATCCAAATAAACCAAAGCCTCCTACAAGAGCAATTGATTCTTCTATTATGATTTGTGAAACTAAAACTGGTGGATGTGGTTTAATACAAAATAAAGTATCTATTTCGCCAGAAATTCTTTATTCAAATTATGGTTATAGAAGTTCTGTTTCTAATACCATGAAAAATCATTTAAGTAAAATAGTTAAAAATATACTTGATTTTCTAGACTTTCATAATGTGAATGTATCTAGAGTTTTAGATATTGGCGCAAATGATCTTTTTACTTTAAAACAATATCCATCAAATATCAAAAGAATTGGAATTGATCCAAGTAATGTAATTAACGAAGTCCCAAAAGAAGGAATTGAAACAATTCACGACTGCTATCCAAGCTCTAAAGTTGTTGGAACATTTGATGTGATTTCTTCTATAGCTTGTTTTTATGATATTGAAGATCCCACTAATTTCTGCAAACAAATAGAAAAAGCACTTAGCCCGAATGGTGTATGGATTGTCGAGTTCGCTTATCTTCCAGCAGTTTATGATAAATTAGCTTACGACGGAATGGTACATGAGCATTTGTGTTTATATTCTGTCGCAACTTTTGAACACATCTTGAAAAGAACAGGTCTTAAAATTCTTAAACTTGAAGAAAATGATACAAATGGAGGATCATTACAAGCTTGGGTTATCAAAGAAAATAACTATAAATTTGATCAAGAGTCTTTTCAAAAAGAAGCATTAGCAATAAAACTTAAAGAATTCCAAATGGCTTTAGAAGATTCAAACACTTATATTCCATTTATGGATAGAGTTTTAAAGCATAAAGAAAATCTTTTAACTCTATTGAAGAAATTAAAATCAGAAGGCAAAAGAATCCATATCTATGGAATGTCTACCAAGTTAAATACGATTCTTTCTTATTGCGGCATAAGCACAGATTTAATTGAATGCGCTGCTGAAAGAAGTCCAGAAAAATTTGGAGCTAAAACAATTAGTGGTATACCAATGGTAAGTGAAGAAGAAAGTAGGAAAAATGTAGATGTCTACTTAGTCGGTCCGTATCATTTCAAAGAAGAAATTCTTAAAAGAGAAGAAGAGACAATCAAAAAGGGCGTTAAATTCTTATTTCCATTACCAGAAATTGAAATAATTTAATAATGAACGTATTATTAGTTGGCGCAGGATTTTGGGGCGCTAAAATATTAAACACACTTAAGAAGTTCAATGATATTAATATCAAGGTCTTTGATACTAATACAAAGATACTTGATGAATTAATTAATCAAAATATATCTATTACTAATAATTTAAATGAAAGTATAGCTGACCCAAATATTGATGCAGTATTTGTTATAACACCACCTCACACTCATTTTGAATTAGCAGACCAAGCTCTTAAGAATAATAAGCATGTATTCGTAGAGAAACCAATAACATTGGCTTATAGCGATGCTTTAAATTTAAAGAAAACAGCAGAAAGCAATAATAAAATCCTACATACAGATAACACCTTTATCTATACTCCAGAGGTTAATTTCCTTAAACAAGTAATTAATTTTGATTTTATAGGTAAAATAACTAACTTTGAATCAACTAGGGCAAATTGGGGCCCATTCAAAAAAGATATAGATGTAGTTTGGGATTTAATGACTCACGATATTAGCATATTAAATTATATTGTACCAAGCAAATATGTTCTTCAAGGAGTTTCTGCTACTGGCTCTAATCAAATAAATAAAAATGTAATAGAAAAAGCTAGAGCCACATTATTCTATTCTAATGACTTTACAGCTTATATCGACGTTAGCTTTCTTAATCATAATAAAGTTAGAAAAATTGCCCTAAATGGGACATTAGGAATTGTGCATAATGATTCAGCTTTACCAGATGCAAAGCTTATAATTGAAAGACCCAACCAAACACCAAGAAGTTATGAGCCTCAACAACTTATTGACCCATTATATTTAGAAATTAACCACTTCTTTGAATCAATCAAACAAAATAAAAATACTTTAAGTGGCGCAAATGAAGGAGTTTGGACTGTTAAAGTTTTAGAAAAAATTAGTCAATCCATCAAAAACAATGGAGAATATATTAGCGTCAATGAATAAATTCTTTTTAAAAGTTTTAAAAAATATAAAACTAGGTAAAAATGTAAAAATTTCACCTTTTACAAATATTTATGGATGTGAATTAAAAGATAATGTGTTTATTGGTCCATTCGTAGAAGTACAAAAGAATGTCACAATTGGAGAGAACTCAAGAATTCAAAGCCATAGTTTTATTTGTGAAGGAGTTGATATTGGTAAAAATGTTTTTATTGGACATAACGTAAATACAATTAACGATAACTTACCAAAAGTTAATAATGAAAATTGGGTAGTAGAAAAAATTACCATTAGAGATAATGTAAGTATAGGTACAGGCTCAACCATCATGGGTAATGTTACAATAGGCGAAAACTCTATCATTGGCGCAAATTCATTAGTAACAACAGATGTTCCATATAATGAAGTATGGGTTGGATCACCAGCAAAATTCTTAAGAAAAATATGAAACTTGGAGTAATTATTTCGGTATACAATGGAATTGAATTCCTAGAAGAATGTCTAAAAGATTGGATATCTTTAAGATCTAAGTTAGATATTAAAATTGCAATAGTAGATTGTTTGTTTGCTAACTTTGAAGGAGAAACTCCGAACTCAAATGATGGCACAATAGAATTACTTGAAAAATACTTACAAGAAGGCAAGATAGATTTCTTTCAAAAACTCGAACCAAATCTACAAGAGAATGAAGCAAGAAATATAGGAGTTCAATATTTATTAAATGAAGATGTTACTCATGTTTTAACTACTGCACCAGATGAAATTTTTAAAACTAAAGATATAAAATATCTTTTTAATTTCTTGAAAAATGATGAAGAACATCCTGTATTTTATATAAATTATAAAAATTATATAGGAAACAAAAAAACCTACATTTTGGGTTTCAAACCAAAGAGAATTTGGCGAGCACAGTATGAAAGTTGTTTGTTTAATGGTTTAAGATTTGATGATGATGGAATTTTTTACGAAGTGAACTCAAAGCAAATGATAAAAGATGACTACTTTCCTTCGACTACTATTCCAGAACTTCTAATCAAACATTACTCTTGGTTAGATGGTAAAACAAGTGAAAAGAAAATCCAATATCAAAAATCAAGAGGATGGATTTGTTCTTATAAAATTGAAGATGGTAAAGTATCTTTTAACGAAGAATTTTATAAAAAGAACCCTCATATACAAATGCCAAAGCTTTATCATGAATAATCCTAAAATTTTTACTGGTAAACCTTCTAGATATGGAGATATTATTTGCTTTATTCCTTTTATTACTTATTTAAAAAAGATTTATCCAGAGTCTTATGTAACTTTTTTCATAGATAAAACTTGTGCGCCAGTTACGCAATTTCTTTTAAACTATCCCGGAATTGATCGTTTTCAAGTTTCGTTGGAAGAAGATAAAGTAACCCCAAGAGACATTGATAAGAATTATGATTTAATCTTTAATCTTTATAATAATTTAACAAATCCATACTATTACAATTACCATAATGTACAAAAAGAAAATTTCATAATGTCGGAAATTTATACCAAAGATGGTTTAGTTAAAATTAACCCCAAAGAATATGATCTACTTACAAATCAAGAAAAGTTGCCTATATTAAATCAATACTTTAAAACACAAAGATCTCAAAAAACCATAGCAATTTGGCCTTTCTCTGGATATGGAGATTCAGAAACTACAAGAAAAAGATCTCCTTCAGCAGAATGGTGGTCAGTAATAAGTGATGCTTTAGTTTTAAAAGGATATAAATTATTAGAATTTGGTCATCCCAATAATAAATCTCTTACAGAAAAGACAAGCAAAATACAAGATCTTAGGCATATGTCTTTATTTGATTCAATTAAAATATCTTTAGGATGTGATCTAGTAATTACTACTGATTCGGGAGTATCTCATATTTTTGGTGCATATGGAATGAATCAAATTTGCTTATATTCCCCTTACCAACCAAATCATTTTCAAAATTTTGAAGCCATGACTCCAGTAAATTATAAAAATAACTTGACTTTATTCTGTGGACATGATAATATTAATAGCATTAATCAAGAAGAGATTATTAATATTATAAAATGAAAATATGGCTAGGCGGATTAACGAACTCAATAGATGTAATACCTCTTATAGAAAAGAGTCTTCCGTACTTTGATGGTATAGTTTTTACTTTAGATGAAAAATCAGATAAGAGTTTATTTGATAAATTTGAAGAGATAAAGAAAGCTAATGACAAGTTTCATTATATAGTAAGACCTTTTGCTCAAGCTCATGATTGGCGAGCGAATGATTGGCTTCATTCTGGATTGATTAAATCTGGAGATTATGTTTGCGTAATGGATTCAACTGATAGATTTAATGATGATTTCTTAATTAATCTAAAAGCAACAGTAAATCAATGGAATGAAACTCATGTAAATTCTATCTTTTTGGATAGGCTATTTATGTTTAAATTTACTGGACATCAATACTTTGAATCAACTCCTCATTGGGGAGTATCAAATCTTTTAAATAAAATCATCAATTTAACCTCAGATCAATCTTATAAAAGAGAAAACTATATTATCAATACCAGAGAGGTATTAAGATATGGCATAATTCATCCTATTAAATATTTCTGCGAATACAAAAGATCAAATGCCACTCAATTGCTTTATCAACAATTTGGAAACAATATTTGGCAATATCATGAAAACCAAAGACTAACATTTCAGATTTTTGTTGAGCAACAATTAGGTTTTGAATGTACAGTTCAAAATCTAATAAATTATATATCAGAAGGAATTAAAAATAAAAACTTACCAGAATATATCGTCAACTATATTCAACTCGAAGTAAATATGCAAGATTTAGTAAGATTGTATATCCTTAAGCAAGATTTTCTAAATGAAATCGCAGTTAATAGATTTAATTGGAGTTTTAGAAAATTTTATTATAATAATGAGATTTCTCAAGGAAAGGATGATGGATTTGTAGGATTATTTAATCAATATAGACTCAAACAAAATCGAGGGATGGAATGATTAAAGCTAAAGTATTTGGATGGAGACGTAAGCCTTTAGACGTAGTCTCTAGAGTCGAAGAAGGGCTGGAGAATAATGGTGTCATTTTTGTAAATGAAAATCCAGATTTAATTTATAAAAACGAAGACTTCTTTGATGAAGCTATTGAATTCAAAAAAACCTGCACAAATAATCCATTTGTTATTTTTAACATACTAGATCTTCAAGTTAGAAATCCAAATTATGATATACAAAAATTAAAAGAACAACTAGCCCATGCAAATGTTATAACTTGCATATCAAATACTGTAAAAGATCAAATCAAAGAATACCTTAATATAGATGCCGAGGTAATTTATAATCCAATTAAAGATGTTTGTTTTAATAATTCAAAAAAAACTATACCATTTCTTTATGTTGGTAGAGCAAATGATGCAAATAAAAGATTTTCCTTAATAAGAGATACGTTGGAAAGTATTAATGGCGAAACTGGATTAGTTGTTTGTGGATCAGAAAATCCGAATTTTGGTAATTATATAGGTATTATTGATGATGAAACATTAAATGATATATACAATACTTCGCGATTTGTTCTTTTGCCTTCGAAATTTGAAGGAATAGGATTATCTATGATCGAAGGTATGATTGCTGGCGCGATTCCAATTACTTGTAATGATAATCCAACTGCTATTGAATTTTCTCCAAAAGAGTTTATATGCGATCCAAATCCACAAGCAATCTTTGATAAGATGATGGAGATACATAAAAATTACTCTCAATATCAGCAAATTGCACTTGAATATGGTAAAAAATATTTAGAAACAATGAATAAAAATCAAGTAGCGAAAAATATTATAAATATATATAATAAATATAATGCAAGTAAAGTTTAACAATTTAAATGCCCAATATCTAGAAATCAAAGATAATTTATCCAAATCCTTTGATAAGTTATTTAATGATTCATCTTATATTAGTGGACCAATGGTAGAAGAATTCGAAAAAGAATTTTCTAAATATATTGGCACAAAATACTCAATTGGAGTATCAAATGGCACAGATGCAATTATGCTTGCAGTAAAAGGATTATGCATCGAAGAACCTACAATCATTTATATTCCAGCGAATACTTTTGTTGCTACTATTTTTGGTGCAGAACAAGCTCTACCAAATGCTAGAGTAGAACTCATTGATTGTAATGAGGATTATCTTATAGATGTTCAAAAGCTAGAGGAGCGTTTAGAAAGAACAAGAATATTATATAAAAACAGCATAATCATGCCAGTTCATCTTTATGGTAAATCTTGCAATATGGCTAAGATTATTGATTTAGCTAATAAATATGAATCATATATTGTAGAGGATGCTTCTCAATCTCATGGATCTACTATTTTAAATAAAAAAACAGGATCATTTGGACATGTTTCAGCTTTCTCTTTATATCCCGGAAAAAATCTTGGAGCGATGGGTGACGCAGGAATTATCACAACAGATTCAGAAGAAATATTTAAGACAATAAAAAAATTAAGAAATCTAGGTTCTCAAGAGAAATATGTTCATGAATTAAAAGGTTTTAACCATAGATTAGACTCAATACAGGCCGCAGCTCTTATTGAAAAAATAAAAAAACTTGATTCATGGAACGAAGCAAGGATTAAAGTCGCTAATCACTATATTGATAAAATTAAAAATCTAAAGATTATACTTCCTAAGAAGTCTGAACACATGGAGCATGTATACCATATATTCTGCATTAGGACAAATCAAAGAGACGATTTAATTTCATATCTAAAAAAGAATAATATAGAAAGTGGAATTCATTACCCTATACCGATTGAATTAATGCCAATGTATAAAAATCTAAATTTTAATAACGAAAATACTCGCGAATTTAGCGATCAAATTTTAAGTTTACCAATTCATCCTTTTATGGTTCAAGCAGAGATAGAATATGTTTGCGATGTATTAAATAAATTTTAATATGATATTTGATACATTCATGTACAATGGCGAAGAGGATATTTTAGATATTCGTTTAAATACTTTAGATCCAATTGTCGATAAATTTATTATTGTTGAGTCAGCTATATCTCATAGTTTGCTTCCTAGAGAGCTAGAATATCCAAAACAAGCAGATAGATTTTATAAATTTAAAGATAAAATTCACTACTATCAAGGACATTATTGCAAAGATAAGAATTTTACTTTTAATGATTGGAATGGCAGAGAAGTAATCGCAGAAATCTTAATTAAAGAACATGGATTAAAAACAACTTATAAAGTAATCCATGGCGATTTAGATGAAATTCCAAGACCAGAGTTATTAGAAAAAATTATTTTATCTGACGTTGCTTTAGAAAAACCATATGTATTTATTAATGATAGCAGACAATTATGTTTTGATCTAAGATCAGAAGACCCCTTTTTTGGTTCTATATTGATTAAAGGCGAACATTTAACGAAAGATAGACTCTTTTGGCTTAGACAAGTAAGACTTAATAACACCATCAATGGAATAGATCATAAAAACAAATTTATCTTTATTGAAAATGGTGGATGGCATTTTAGCTATTGTGCTGGATTAGATAGAACAGTTGATAAATTTAAATTTTTTTGTCATGCAAACGAAATGAATAATTGTGTTAAAGATAAAGAAGGTCTAATAAATTGTATTAAAAATAAAATTTCTTTTGATCCTCTAAAAACTCCATTGTATCAAGTAGATTGGAATAAAGAGAATATGCCAGATTATATTCTCAACAATAAAGAATTATTTAAAGAAAACCTCAGCTTTTACTATTAATGAATTTTATAAATAAAAAAAATCAAGAAGATTTAGAAGTTCTTGGTAAAATTTGTTTTGATACATTAACTTCAAATTTAGATATCAAACAACAATCAGATAGTTTTTGTGGTATTTATTTTGAAGGCAGAGATAGAGATATAAATGCTATAGAAGATTTTTCTGTAGTCCATAGTTTTAAGAATTTTTCTGAATATAATTATCCTATTTTTATATTTAGCCCAAACTCAAATAATCTATTAAATAATGATCCTAGATACAAAAATGCTAGAGTAGAACACATCAAAATACCAATCCAAGATAGCCACGATAAATACTCCCAATTTATGTTTGAAGAGATTTGGAAGTATCTTCCTAAAGTATTTGAAAATCTGCTTTTCTTTCATCCAGATGGATTTTTAATTAAAAATGGTTGGGAACGTTTCGTATTAAATAATAAATTAAAATATATCGGGTCTGCTTGGTGTCATAGTCCAAGCATTGAAATTAATAATAATGGAAATTGGCAAAGCATGGGATTTCCTAGCGTCAGGTGTGGTAATGGAGGCTTTAGTTTTAGATTAAGATCTGCTTGCGAAGAAGTAAGTAGACGATATTCAAAATCAATAATAAGAGAATATGGCACAAATGGAACAAGAGTAGCAGAGGATTTATTTTATAGTCATATTATTAATGGTATTTTTGAACAAGGATCAGTTGCAAATATCCAACAATGCATGCAATTTTCACTTGACCCAATCACATTAAATGAGTATAATAATAAATTAAGCTTTGGATTTCATTATCCCAAGAAGATAAATGAATTTCAAAACTATAGAGATTATTATTTAAACATAAAATGAGCGAACACAGACAAAAAATTAAAGATTTTATAAATAATCTACAAGAAGAGCATGGTAGATTACCCAAATTCTGTCATAATTTAAACGCACCAGATAATAAAGTATATTATTCTGGCGCATATTTTGATGATAATGAAATCGCAGCAGCTATTGAAACTCTTTTATTTGGTAAATGGTCATCTAGTGGAGAAGTTTGCGCTCAATTTGAAAAGCAATTTAGTAAAGCGATAAATCAAAAATCTTCTTTCTTCACAAATTCTGGTTCTTCGGCCAATCTATTACTAGTCGCAGCTTGTAAAGAATACTACAAATGGAAAGATGGAGATGAGATTATCGTATCAGCGGTAGGATTTCCAACAACCGTTTCAGCTATTATCCAGAACAATCTTAAACCAGTATTCGTTGATATTGAATGGAATACATTAAATTATGATATCAATAAAATAAAAGAAAAAATAACAAGTAAAACAGTGGCAACGTTTTTATCTCCAGTATTAGGTAATCCACCAGATATGGATCAATTAATTAATATGCTCGAAGCTAATAATATTAAATTACTTTTAGATAATTGCGATTCTTTAGGATCTAAATGGAATGGCAAGTATTTAAATGAATACTCAGAGGCTTCAGCTTGCTCATTTTATCCTGCACATGAAATTACCACATTAGAAGGAGGAATGGTTTCTTCTAATCATGAAGAAATAGTTCAACTAGCTCGAAGTTATGGTACTTGGGGTCGTGATTGTTACTGCGTAGGAACTTGTAATTTACTAGCCAATGGTTCTTGCGGTAAGAGATTCTCTAATTGGCTTTCTGATTTTCCAGAAATTATTATAGACCATAAGTACGTTTTCAATAGAATCGGATACAATTTAAAACCTCTAGATTTACAAGGAGCAATTGGAATAGAGCAACTTAAAAAACTAAATTTCATTTGCGAAACAAGAAGCTCAAATTGCTCAAAGATTTCAAATTTGTTTATTAAATATGTAAACAATATTCGATCTGTAGAAGTTTTGAATAAAACAGATTGGACTCCTTTTGGAGTTCCATTAATTTGTAAAAATAAAGAACAGAAACAAAAGCTTGTTTCTTATCTTGAATCAAATGGAATACAAACAAGAAATTATTTTGCAGGAAATCTATTAATGCATAATGGATACAAGCACTTAGATGATTATAAACTATATCCAGAATCCAATAAAGTTCTTGATTTAGTATTCTTCGTTGGATGTGCGCCAACAATTTCAGATAAAAATATTGATTATATAGAAAAAGTTTTACAGCAATATCAGAATTAATATGATAAGCGTTTTTGGTGCAAGCGGTTTTATCGGAAGCAAATGGATGGAGTTATATTCGGACTTATCCTTTGCAGAAGAAAGATCTTCAATTTTATCAAAATATAAAGATATACTTTATTTTCGTGGCACGAATTCTAATTATTCAGTCTTTAAAGATCCGACTTTAGAAGTTAAAACAAACCTTTTATTATTAACTGAAATGTTTGAAAATTTAACATCAGCGCATTCTTTTAACTTAATATCAAGTTGGTTTGTTTATGGCAAGAATAATTGTGAAATTAATAAAGAATCTGATTGCTGTAATCCCAAAGGATTTTATTCAATAGCAAAGCTTTCGCAAGAGCAACTACTAGAATCTTATTGTGAAACTTTTAATATTAAATATAAAATTTTAAGGCTCTGCAATATAATTGGCAAAGATAAAAACGCTAGCTCTAAAAAGAATGCTACAGAATACATGATTTCAAAATTAAGAAATAACGAAGAAGTTAATGTTTACGAAGGCGACAATTATAGAAATTTTTTAAATGTTGAAGATGCATGTCGCGCAATTAAATTAATTACAGATAATGGTAAAGAAACAATATATAATATAGGAAGTAAAGAAAGTACAAGAATGATAGATATTATTGATTATTGTAAAAATAAATTGAACTCAAGGAGTAAAATTAATGTTATACAAAGCCCAAAGTTTCATCAACAAGTACAAGCTAAAAATTTCCATATGAATATAGATAAATTAGAATCTTTAGGGTTTAAACCTAAATATTCTTTAGAGGATACTTTAAATATATTATGCAAATGAAATATAATAAAATAAACATTTATCTCAGACAAACAAAATTGAATAAACCAAACAATGGAAGACCTCAATGGTTTGACTATGAAAAAGTTTTTAAAAACTTATTATCAACAACCAATTTTAATTTTTGTGAGCTTACTGTTTGTTTTGATGGAACTCAAGAAGATTATAATGAGCATTATACTCCCAAGTATCAAAATCAATTTCCATTTAAAGTTAAATTAATAAATACAAAAGACTTTAAAGGCGAAAGTTATCAAACAGATGGCTCTTCTAAATCTGGAGCTTTGGTATCTCAAATCATTAAAAACGATAATCTACCAGATGATAGTTTGATTTATATTCTAGAAAATGATTATGTACATCAAAATCATTGGGCAGAAATGACTTTAGATTTATTTAATAGATACATTGGCGATAATTATTATATTTCCTTGTACGATCATTTAGATAAATATATTTTTGTTCAAGAAAACCGAGTAGATCATTGGGGAATGTATAAAGATTTAAAATCTAAAGTAATCTTAAGTTCTTATCTGCATTGGAGAGAAGTTCCACTAATATGTTCTTCTTGGATTATGTCTAAAAAATTATTCGATAGAGATTATGATTTGCTGTCATTTGGAATGTCTGATAATACATTTTGTGGAAAAATCTCTGAAAAGCATCAAACAAAATTCTTAACTCCAATTCCATCTCTTTCAACTCATTGTCAAATACCTTTTATTGCTCCATTTGTAGATTGGGAGAAGATTATTAATTCATGAATATACTTGTAACTGGTGGACTTGGGTTTATTGGTTCTAATTTTATTAAATATATAATTAATAAAAAAGAAATAAATATTGTCGTAAACATAGATACAATAACAAAACAACATTCGGCATCAAACACAAACAATGCAGAAGATTTTGAAGATAATCCAAAGTATAAATTTTATGATTTCTGGTTAGAAATGTTAGATAATCCTTCTATTAAAGATCAATTCAAACAAATAATAAAAGAATACAATATAACTCATATAGTTCATTTTGCGGCCGAATCTCATGTTGATAACTCAATATCTGATCCAAGGCGATTTATTCAATCTAATATACTTGGTACATTTAATCTATTAGAAATTATTAGAGATTTTCCAGAAATTAGATTTCATCATGTTTCGACTGATGAAGTTTATGGCAGTTTAGGCGAAGAAGGCAAGTTTACAGAAACAACAGCTTATGCTCCAAATTCACCATACTCAGCATCAAAAGCCGCTAGTGATATGCTAGTTAGAGCTTATAATCATACTTTTAAAGCTTTAGTCACTATCTCAAACTGCTCGAATAATTATGGACCAAATCAACATAATGAAAAGTTTATACCAGTTGTTATAAACTCTATATTAAATAATAAAAAAATACCTGTTTATGGCAACGGAAAAAATATAAGAGATTGGATTTTTGTTGAGGATCATTGTGAAGCAGTATGGTTTGTATTAAATAATGGTAAAATTGGAGAAACTTATAATGTAGGTGGAAATTGCGAAAAAACAAACCTAGAAATTATTAATGATATTTGCCAAGTATTAAATGTTAATCCTCAAGATTATATATCTTTTGTAGAAGATCGCAAAGGACACGATTTTAGATATGCTATAGATAATGCAAAAATAACTCAAGAATTAAATTGGCATCCTAAAACTTCTTTTAGCGAAGGTTTAAAACAAACTGTTGAATTTTATAAAAATAGATCATAATATATAATATGAGTAAAAATTTTCAAGAAACTTATCATGGGAAAAAGATAGATACAGCGAATATTTTAAATATTGAAGATGCAAGTAAATTAATTAATGGAAGAAAAACCGTAGTTATTACAGGAGTTACTGGTCAAGATGGTAGTCATATGGTAGACTTTTTGCTTAAGAATACTGATTATCTTATTTTTGGTGGAGTCAGAAGATTAAGCGTTTATAATCATGAAAACATTAAGCATATTAATTCTGATAGATTTCATTTGATTAACTTTGATTTAACTGACCCTCATGCCATATCTAGAACAGTAGAAAAAATACAACCAGATTATTTTATTAATTTTGCTGCACAAAGTTTTGTTGCAAGTAGTTGGGATTTTGCTAGACAAACTTGGGCAGCTAACTCTACGAGTGTTTTAGATATTCTAGAAGCTATTAGACTTTACAAACCTTCTTGTCGTTTATATCAAGCTGGTTCAAGCGAAGAATTTGGAAATATTCTTTATGCACCACAAGACGAAAAGCATCCATTAAGACCAAGAAGCCCATATGGGGCAAGCAAAGCCGCTTCAAGACAACTTATTAAAGTTTATAGAGATTCTTATAATTTATACGCAATCCAAGGATGGTTATTTAATCATGAAGGCACAAGACGAGGAGAAGAGTTTGTTACCAGAAAAGTAACAAAAAATGTAGCTCGAATTTTTAATTCAATTAAAAATCATGAAGAATTCACTCCTTTAGAATTAGGAAATATCGAAGCAAAAAGAGATTGGAGTGATGCAGAAGATTTTGTAGAAGGCGTATGGATGATGCTTAATCAAGACCACTATAATAAAAACTATAGTGGCACACCACAAGAATACGTTTTCTCTTCAAATGAAACTCACACAATTAAGGAGTTTGTTGAAAAGGCATTTACTATCGCTGGAATTAATGGTAAATGGATTGGTGAAAATGAACATGTTATGTATATTTCTGATGATAGTAAAGTTCTTGTTCAGATAAATCCAAAATTTTATAGACCAGCAGAAGTAGAGCTTCTTCTTGGAGACTCAAATAAAGCAAGAACAGAATTAGGATGGTCACCAAAAATTTCATTTGACAAGCTGGTTGAAAAAATGGTAAGATGGGATATTGAAAACAGTAAACCATAAACTTTGTCAATTAGTAGTTAAAAAATTTGTTAAAGGAAATATTAATTGGGCAAGAGAGATTAAAATCGCCCAAAGATTAGTTAAAAGATTTAATTCTTTTGATTTTTGGGATAATCTGAAAGAGTTAGGAAGTCCACCTCCTTCACTAGCTTGGTTTCTTAAACCAGAGGGCAAAGCTTTTATATTAAAGGAATATGAAAGTTTTAATTTAAATTTAAATAAGGAGAAAGTAGAACTAGAGGAAAATAAAGTAAATGAAGATAAAAACATTTGCAAAAAACCTAAAACTCTGCTAGAATTTATAAGATATGGCAAGAAAACCTAAAGAAGAAATCGAACAATCATCTGGTCCAAGTGCATCAGATAGACTACTATCATTTTTAAAAGATAACAAAGAAGATCATTATAATTTTGAAGATGAGATTTATTATAAGGTTTCTACTGGTAGCTTGAATTTAGATATCGCTACTAGCGGTGGTCTTTGCCCCGGACTTCATAGATTTATTGGAATGAATGAAGGCGGAAAAACATCAGAAGCACTTGAAGTAACAAAGAACTTTCTTAAAACAGTAGAAAATTCCAGAGCTTTACTTTTTAAAGCGGAAGGAAGATTGAGTAAAGAAATTAAAGATCGTTCTGGAATTAAGTTCGTAACTGATCCTAAAGAATGGGTTGATGGAACTTGCTTCGTATTTGAATGTAATATTTTTGAAACAGTTTCTGAATTGATGAAAGATCTTATTCAATCTAATGATGAGAACAAGAGGTATATATTTATTCTTGATTCAGTTGACGGATTAATGACTAAAGGTGACTCTCAAAAAAGCATGACAGAAGCTACAAAGGTTGCAGGAGGTGCAGTTATTTCATCAATGTTAATGAAGAAGATTTCTCTTGCACTTTCTAAGCGTGGACATATGGCTATTTTTATTAGTCAAGTTCGATCTGATATTAAACTTGATCCTTATGCTGCGAATAAAGATATTCGCCAAACTACTGCTACTGGTGGAAATGCATTGTTGCATTTTGCTAATTGGATTCTTGAATTTGAGCCAAAGTTTAATAAAGATCTAATTCTAGAAAAACCAAATGACAAATATGACCCAATTAAGAATAAAATTATTGGACATAATGTTAAGATCGTAATTAAAAAGTCCACAAATGAATCTACAAACTCCAAGGTTCAATATCCAATCAAGTATGGTCGCAAAGACGGATCTTCTGTTTGGAGAGAATATGAAGTTATTGATCAAATTCTTTCTTGGGAATTTGCAACTGCTAAAGGTGCATGGGTTACTTTCTCAGATGAGATTATTGAAGAACTTAAAAATGCTAATTTAGAATTAAAAAAGCAACATCAAGGTATTGATAATCTAAGAGCTTATCTAGAAGAAAATAAACCAATCGTAGATTATTTTTATAATAAATTCATTAAAACTCTTGCGTTATGAGATTATTAAATATTAACGGCACGCTCGTTAATAAGAACGTAAGAAATTACCTTGTAGATTGGGATGGAAAATGCAGAAGTAAACTGCAATTTAAATTTAAGCAATTCTTTTATCCTTATTGGAAAAATCATATTGTATATGAGGAGTTTCCAGTTTACGGAACGATGCTTAAAATTGATATATTAAATGCAACAAAAAAGATAGCAATTGAGATACAAGGCGATCAACATGAGAGCTTTAATAAGTTCTTTCACGATAATTCTAGATTAAAATATCTTCAAAGTATTAAAAGAGATGTTAAAAAAGAAAAATGGATTGAAATGAATGAATTTAAATTCCTAGAGCTATATGAAAGTGATCTTAAGAATTTATCACCACAATATATAGAAGAAAAGTGTGGAATTTTGATTATTTAAGTGTAAAAATATCTGGTGACAAACAAGAAAAAATTCAATTTTCCAGAATCCCTTTTAAAACAAATTGATGAATGCAGTTTTGGTGGATATATAATGTTTAATTTTTCAAGCAAAGGCGAACCTCAAGTATATACAAAATTTGACAATCAAATAAATGCTATGGCACTTTTATATTATGTTAATACTTGGAGTCAAAGCGTAGACCAATTAAATCTAGAAGCAACAACTGATCAAATAGCAAAGAAAAATTTAGAAGAAGACGATTTTGATGATTCCGAAGAAGATAGAGATTAAAAACACTTGACTTTTAATTTTTAGTTTGGTATCATATAAAGCTGGATGATATACTCTTTACAAGTAGAAAGACATGTACTAAGCGGTTTATTAAGGCATCAAGATCTATTTGCTGATATTGATGTATTTTTAACTGAAAATGATTTTTATAATGATGTTCACTCATCAATATATACTATATTTAAAAATATTAAGCATAAGGGCGAAAACGTAGATAAAGTCCTATTAGCTGAAAAGATCAAGAATCTTGGTATTACATTTAAAGACGAGATTAATATATTTGATTATATTGATAATTTGAGCTTCTCACAGATCACAGAAGAAGCTACAATGACAGCTTGCAGAGAATTAATTAAGTTAAGAGTTCGCAGAGAAATATCTCAAACAGCAGACAAGCTAAAAGATTATGTAAACAAGAACTCCGAAGATTCAATGGATGAAATTATTGGTAAGATTGATCATATTTACAATAAGAAAATATCAGCATACTCAGAGAATGATATACCAATTAATATTTTTGCTGAAGTTG